AGATGTGTATAAGAGACAGCATTATATTTGCGCGTTTTGCCAAATATCCAAAGATTGATCGCTATATTAACACAGACAAGCTATCAAGATTGCGAGCGTCGATTCTGGTTCCGATGAAGTTTGAGCGTGAGACCATTCCCCATAAGACATTCATAACAGCTGGTAGAAACGAAGCAATGTATCAAGATTGTGTCAGAGGCATATGGGACCCGTTCAAGAATGAACCATGCGTCAATGCAGCATCCGCTTGTTATGTGTTGCGAAAAATCGTGAACACTGATCCGACTCGGCGTACTATCATCCGTAAGCTAATGGCTGAACATAAACGAGCAATTATATTTTACAATTTCACATACGAGCTCGAAATCTTGCGAGAGATTATGAACGAAGCTCAGATCGAGTATGGAGAATGGAACGGAGAGAAACATCAGCCAGTTCCAAAAACTGATCGATGGGCGTATCTGGTTCAGTATACAGCCGGTGCTGAGGGCTGGAATTGTATTGACACAGACACAATTATATTTTACAGTCTGAATTATTCGTACAAGATCATGACACAAGCGGCTGGAAGAATTGATAGACTGAACACTCCATTCAAAGATCTGTTTTATTACTACCTAGCTGCTCCAGGAATTGATCAGAACATTCGCCGGGCTTTGAATAACAAAAAGAAGTTCAATGAAGAGGATTTCTTCAACGAAGAGTTTGTCCCGTTTTAAAGCGAGGTGATTATATTTTGGCTCGCTACAGATTAGGCGGACGTGGCAGACGCCCAAGACATGAAATGGTTCGAATTATAGAATTGGATGAAATTTTTCCATCATATCACGAAGCTGCAGATCGTATTGATGGAAATAGAGGGTGTGTCTATCTTTGCTTGCAAGGCATGAGGTCGTCGCATAAGGGCTATACATTCGAGTACGTAAAAGATCTTTATCCGATCTTTGATTAACCAAATAGTAAGGGAGTTCGTGAAATTTACACGGGCTCTTTTGTTTTGCCCTAAATACGCCGGAAATAGGCTGTATTTTGTTTCGCGCTTTTTACAACCCCTATTATGGAGAGGATAGGGAGAATATGCCATCTCTATTATCTTTAGCAAAGGAGGTGAAAAGTAATGGTCGAGTCAAAATTCCAATCGATCTTGATTAAAGAGCTAAAGGAAAGATTCAAAGGATGCGTAGTAGTCAAGAACGATGCGAATTACAAGCAGGGTATTCCAGATTTAACAGTCTTCTATGGTAACCGTTGGGTTATGCTCGAGACTAAAAGATCTGAAGATGCGCCGCATCGCCCGAATCAAGACTATTATGTTTCTTTATTTAACGACATGTCATATGCCGCTTTTATTTTTCCTGAGAATAAGGAGGTAATTCTCAATGAAGTGGAACAAGCATTCAAAACTTGAGGGAACTCATGCATACCTTGGGGCGTCACAGCATAGCTGGTTGAATTATTCCGAAGATCAACTGATCGCTCGGTATCATAATTCTATGGCCAAGCTAATTGGAACGAGAAAACACAACCTAGCTAAAGAGCTAATTGAGTTAGGCGTTCCGCTTAAGAATACGCATACGACACTAAACATGTATGTAAACGATGCACTTAAGTATCGCATGAGCCCAGAAACCGTATTATATTATTCGGACAATTGCTTCGGAACCGCTGATGCAATCTGCTACAATGAAAAGACCAGATTCTTGAGAATCCATGATTTGAAGACCGGTGCTATACCGGCTCATATGGAACAGCTTGAGATTTACATGGCCTTATTCTGTTTGGAATACGACAAGAATCCAAAAGACATTCAAGCCGAATTGCGTATCTATCAGAATGATGATATTCTGGTACATGAGCCAATTCCTGAGCGAATTATGGATATAGAGAATAAAATCATCAAGTTCGACTCCGTTCTTGAACAATTAAAAATAAATCCTTAAGGAGGGGTGACACGTGACAGACGAAGAGATCATGCACCAGTGCGAGATCTACGACAATTATATTTCCACGCTCGACGACGATCCGGATGTTATTGAGCATTATGGAACGCCTAGACACTCGGGTCGATATCCTTGGGGATCTGGCGACAACCCTTTTCAGCGAAGCAGAGACTTTATGTCGAATGTTACCGAACTGAAAGAAAAGGGTATGACTGATCGTGAGATCTGGGAGTCGATGGGACTATCCTCGACGCAGTTCAGAGCGAAGAAATCACTAGCCTCGAACGAAATCCTTAAGTTTAATGTGATGTATACACAGAAACTGAAAGATAAGGGAATGTCCAATGTAGCAATCGCCAAAAGAATGGATACCAACGAGTCTACCATTCGAGGATGGCTAAAATATGCTGGCAAAATCCGAAAAAATGAACTCGGAACAACCATGGATATGCTAGAAGAACAGGTCAAGAATAAAGGAATGATTGACGTCGGAGCGGGTGTCGAAAAGCATCTCGGCATTTCAAAAACACGTCTTGACACAGCAGTTGCCGCTCTGGAAGAAAAAGGCTATACGCGTCACAAGATTCAGGTCGCCAATGTTTCCGGTAATGGAACCCAGAAGACAACAGTCACCGTTCTTGCGCCGCCTGATACTGAATGGAAATACGTCATTCAGAACAAGGACAAGATTCACAATATTGATGACGTTGCATCTACAGATGGCGGTTCTACATATACAAAACTCCGTGCGCCAGAACAGATCTCTGGCAAACGTGTTTACATTCGCTACGCAGAAGATGGCGGCGTAGATAAAGATGGTACCTTGGAGCTTAGACGTGGCGTAAAAGATCTTGATATGGGATCATCGTCGTATGCCCAGGTTCGCGTCGCTGTAGATGGCAAATACTACATGAAAGGTATGGCGTTCTATAGTGATTCAATTCCAGATGGTTACGACATCGTTTACAACACGAACAAAAAAAGAGGAACACCGGACGAAAAAGTATACAAACCACAGTCCGATGACCCAATCAATCCGTTCGGCGTAGCAATCAAGCCAGGCGGACAGCGCGGTGCTCTGAATATCATGAACGAAGAGGGCGACTGGAATAAGTGGTCTCGTTCTCTGGCCTCTCAGATGCTGGCAAAGCAGCCCGTCGATCTGGCCAAGAAACAGTTAAAGCTCACGAAAGACATTAAAGACAGCCAGTTCCAGGAAATCATGGAGCTGACGAATCCAATCGTCAAAAAGCATGAGCTAAAACAATTCGCTGATGCCTGCGACAAAGACGCTGTTGATCTTAAAGCCGCTGCGATGCCAAGACAAGGTACTAAAGTTCTGTTGCCGTTTCCGTCAATGAAAGAGAACCAAATCTATGCTCCAACATTGGAGAACGGAGAAGAAGTAGTACTCATACGGTACCCTCATGGCGGTCGTTTCGAAATTCCTCGCCTTATAGTCAACAACAAGAATGCGGAAGCTAAGAAGATTATGGGCAATGCTATCGATGCGGTTGGTATTCATCCAAAAGTTGCTGAACAGTTATCCGGTGCAGACTTCGACGGTGATACAGTAGTTTGTATCCCGGCTAAAGGACACAACATCAAGACTCAAAAACCTTTAGAGAAGCTTAAAGATTTTGATCCGAAACTAGAGTATCCAGGTGTCACTGACAAGTCCCCATGGAAGAAAGGTTCGCGACGCGAACACATTGAAATGGGCATGGCTTCAAATCTAATCACTGATATGACTTTGAAAGGTGCCACACCTGACGAAATCGCTAGAGCTGTTCGTCATTCGATGGTTATCATTGACACAGGTAAGCATAATCTGAATTACAAACGTTCATATGAGGAGAACGGTATTGCTGCTCTTAAGAAAAAATACATGGGGCACATTGATCCTGAAACCGGGCGATACTCAACCTCGGTATCTACACTTCTTTCAAGAGCAAGTGGTCAGACTCGAGTTGAGAAAAGAGATCCCACTGGCCGTTATGAAATTGATCCTGACACCGGCGAAAAAGTTTATGCGAAAGGCCGGTTAAAGTATAACAAGGAAACCGGAAAATCTGAATACACCCTTTGGAGTGAACCCTATGTCTCAAGAAAGACTGGCAAAATCGTGACCCCAACCACAACATCGACCCAGATGTTTGAAGCTAAAGACGCCCGGTCTTTAATGAGTGGGGGGTTTGGAAAAGGTCTCCCCATGGAAGAGGTCTATGCCGATTATGCGAATCACATGAAAGCTCTTGGAAACCGTGCTCGTAAAGAATACATTTCCGTAAAAGAACCCACCCTAAACAAAGAGGCCCGTTCTAAATATTCTGAAGAAGTAGAGTCTTTAAAAAAACAGCTTGATACAGCTAAGAAGAACGCCCCTCTTGAGAGACAAGCTCAGTTGATCGCTTCTTCTATGGTCGAATCTGCAAAACTGGCAAACCCTGATATGACGGACTCAGAAATTAAGAAATTAAAAGGCCTTAAAATTAAAGAGGCTCGTGAGGCAGTGGGTGCCTCTAAGTATCGTGTTAAAATAACAGATAAAGAATGGGAAGCCATTCAAGCTGGGGCTGTATCTAAGACTACTCTTGAAGAGATACTGCAGAATGCAGATGAAGACCGAGTCAAGGAACTTGCTATGCCTAAGGCTAAAGCTGGAATGACTCCAAGTAAGATTAGCCTAGCCAACACACTGCTATCAAACGGCTTTACCTTAGCTGAAGTAGCAGATAGAGTAGGTGTGTCGGTATCTACGCTGACCAATAATAGCAGCGTAAAGGTAAAGGCAGGTGACAAAGCATGAGAGAAAGTATGATCACAACGGTTGACAATCCATTCAACCCGTTCGAACAGCCAGATGAATGGTATACATGGGACGTATCGCATGGCTATTACTCGCGTGAGCTGCTAGCACGCATTGCACGTGTATCAGATGACATGAGCGACAGTGACATTGAGCTCATCACGAGCCAAGCGATCGATGACATCATTCGACTTGATCTCACGAATCGTTATAGAAAGGTTTCAAGAGAATATTCTGAAGCCTGACCACCCCGGGAGGGGTCGGAAAAACTACACCCCCTCCCATATCGCCGGTCTCCTCAAAAATTCTCCGAAGTGATATTTTTGAAAAACATTCTTGGGCAAAAGTCTCCAGAAGTAGGCAACAAACTATGGAAAGGATCTGGATATTATGCAAAACCCCATGTACGGAATGCCAAATTACTCTTTTCAGTCGCCTTTTGGCAACGGAATGAACACAAGTTACCAGAACCAGCAACTGCCGCATTATGATATTGTGAAAGTGAACGGTAGAAACGGAGCTGAAGCCTTTCAAATGGGCCCGAACAGTCAGGTTTTACTACTTGACGAAACGGCTCCAGTGCTTTGGCTGGCTTCAACGGATGGTGCTGGGTACAAAACTGTGAGCGCATTCGATATTTCTCCGCATCAAGATCAGCAGCAGACAATGCTCTCATCTATTGAGCAGAGATTAGCTAGATTGGAGGAGTATATTTATGAACCAAGTGAATCCGGTTCTCGCGATGCTAAGCAACGCAACCCAAAACAGCGGAACAATGGCCAGCAGCAATCCAATGCAAATGATGGCTCAGTTCGCTGAATTCAAGAAAACGATGCAGGGCAAGAACCCAGAAGCTATTGTAAAGCAAATGCTTGCAAATGGCCAAATGTCTCAGGCTCAGTTTGAGCAATTGAAGCAACAGGCTTCGCTAATGCAGGCATTTCTTAAGTAGGTGTTAGTGAGGTAGTGCGCAGACCTCTATGACATATATTCTATAAAAGAAGGTACATTTATGGAAAACACGTACTCTCTGTCCGATATTGCGGCTGCGTCCAAGAACAACGATTACGACGGTTTTGGCGGTGGCGCATGGTGGATCATTATTCTGTTTCTGTTCATGTTCGGAATGGGCGGTTGGAATAACCGAAACACCAACTGTAATGGTGAGCCGGTAACGGAAGCCGGACTGTGCAATGCTATGAATTTCAATGATCTTCAGAATCAGGTTGGTCGACTGAGCGATCAGAACCAGCAGCAGACTCAGATCCTGGGCAATGGTATTTGCAATCTTGGCTATGAGATGCAGAGAAATGTAGGTCAGCTTGGCAAGGAAGTGGCTTTGAGCCAGGCAAATCTTGCTCAGCAGGTATCCTCTGCTCAGTCTGATCTGTCTTCTCAGATGGCTCAGTGTTGCTGTACAACACAGCGAGCTATCGACGGTGTAAACTATAATCAGGCTATCAACACAGCCTCGATCAACGCCAACATCGATGCTAAGTTTGCAGCAATGGAGAAGAACCAGCTGGAGCAGACAATCGCGGCACAGCAGGCTCAGATTTCCCAGCTGCAGTTGGCTCAGCAGATGAACAACGTCGTACGGTATCCGAACGGTTTTACCTACAACGCTGGCATGTCTCCGTTCTGCGGAGGTTGCTGCTCTGGTTGTTAAGGAGGGAATATGAATGTGTAACAATTGTGGTTGCAACGTAAGATCCTGTTCTACAACCTACACCAACAGCAATCAGACTGTAACTGAAGCGGTTACAACTTTGTCAATCCTTGGCGGAGAGGTAACCTCGACAGGCAAGTGTATCAATGCGCAGTCCAGTGGGTTCAATGTTAAGGCTTCCGGTTTGTATCGGATTGGTTTTGACGTTACGCTTAATCCCACAGCTGCTGGCACTGCGGTCATCCAGATGACTAAAGATGGAGTTGCAATGCCTGAGGCCGTAGCAACAGTTACGACTGTAGCTAATGCTCTTATCACTGTGCACGTTGAGACAACAAGATACATTGCTGTTCCGTGTCATGTTAACAGTCCGGCTTATGGCGTAACTTCTTCCGGTGTTGCCGGAACAGTCACACACGTAGCAGGCTATGCTGTTAAACTTGACTAAATCAAAATGAAAAGCAAGGCAGAGCTTTAATCTGTCTAAGTACACGTTAACCGCGTGTACTTTATCGAGTGTGCAAGTATCCTATAGGCATTTACGATCTCCTTTGCCATTGGGTTGCCTCCAAAACCGATTCTTCGGGACTCCTTTCCATTGTGTAAGATGTATACCTCCAAAAATTACATTTAACCAAGCGTAAGGATATTTGCACACTGAATAAAGTACACGCGATAGCGAGAGAAAGTTGTGAGATCGTATGAGTGAAACTAGAAAACGAAGAACCGCAATGTCCGTAGAAGCGAGAGAAAATCAGATGATTGCACTCGCGGTTGATCTAGCTGAAAAACAACTCATGGAAGGAACGGCTTCGTCTCAAGTTATCACGCATTATCTTAAACTTGGCTCGACCAAAGAACGTCTTGAAAAAGAAATGATGGAAGAGCAAAAGAAATTGCTTAAGGCTAAGACGGAGGCGCTCGAGTCAGCTGCCGAAATTAAGGAATTGTATGAAAACGCGTTGAGCGCTATGAGAGAATACTCAGGTCACGGAGGAGACGAGCAGTGAAAACATATCGCGAGCTCATAACTCTTCCGTCTTTTGAAGAACGACTAGAGTATCTAAGAACCAATAGTAAAGTGTCTTACGAGACGTTTGGCGTAGAGCGGTATGTTAATCAAGAACTCTATCGCTCCCGTCAATGGAAACTTACAAGACAGAAAGTAATTGTTCGGGATATGGGTTGTGATTTGGGTGTGGACGGCTATATAATTTACGAGAGGCCGATTATTCACCACATCGTCCCAGTTACCATAGACGATATCGAAGAGGGCTCTGATAAGTTATTCGATTTGGACAATTTAATATTGACGTGTTTTCATACACACAACATAATACATTACGGAACAGACAATAAACTTAGTATCCCCAATGGCGAAAGAAAACCTGGAGATACATGTCTCTGGAAGTGATAAGATGAATAAAGCTAAGATCGTCGGATGCAAAGCCATGTCACTCCGTGCTGATCCGTCCGATACCGAGCTGTCTGATGTAACGTGCGGCGAAATCAAAATGAATGAAACCGTAGAAGTCAACACTGATGACGAAGCTTGGAGCTGGGATGATAAACACTTCTTCAAAGTAGTTTCAGAGCACGGTTTGAAAGGTTATGCTAATTCCGACTGTCTCCAATTTAACGGAGGTAACAGTCGTGGACAGCATTCTAAGAACAATTAAGAAAATGATAGGTGGAGTCGAGGACGACGATTTCACTGGTTTCGACACAGATTTGATCGTCCATATAAATTCGGCATTACGAATCCTAAATCAACTCGGCGTAGGTGTTATTGGATTCACTATTACAGGATTAGACGAAACCTGGAATGATTTTCTTGGCAAAGACGAGGCTATCCTTAGCGAAGTTAAGACGTACATTTACTTGAAAGTCAAACTAGTTTTCGATCCCCCGTCCAACTCATTTACACAGCAGTCTATGAAAGACGAAATTAAAGAGCTGGAGTGGAGAATGAATGTCGAAGTTGATCCTAGATTGGAGGAAGTAGATGAGCCCTGAAATGAGATCTATAATTGTCGCTGTGATTACGGCGTTAACCTCTTCGGGAGTATTGTCGTTCGTTCAATTTTTGATTAACAGAAAAGACAAAAAGAAAAATAACGAACTCGTCTCATCTAAAATGCTTCTTGGACTTGGTCATTATCAGATTATGGTTTTGACAGACAAATGTATTCGCAGAGGAGCAATTACTCTAAGGGAAAAACAAACTTTAGAGTATCTATATCGTCCTTATCGAGAGATGGGAGGAAACGGTGATTGCGAAATAGGGTATAATGCCTGCGCACAATTGCGAATCATCAGTCCAGAAGAAGCTGCAGACATAGATGAGAAGAATAGCGAAAGAGGGTGAAACCATGTCTAACAAAGTATATGACGTTCTCAAATGGATTGCTCTCGTAGTATTCCCAGCAATCGCCACTCTGTTCTCCGCTGTTTCTATGATCTGGGGAATTCCGTATGGCGAGCAGATCACCAGCACAATCATTGCAATTGATACTGCCCTCGGAGCAATTCTTGGCGTATCTTCGGTCAAGTATGTGAAGAAGGTAGGTGATTCAAAATGGCAGAATACTACGGAATCCACTACGACTCAGTAATCGAACACCATGGTATTAAAGGCCAAAAGTGGGGTGTACGTCGGTATCAGAATCCTGATGGCACACTGACTCCACTCGGACGTAAAAAGCTTGGCAGACTTGAGCGAAAAGTAACTAAACTGGGAGATACGGTCAAGCAGTCCAGAAGTCGTTATATGACGCTCGCTAAGAAAAAGAAAAATGGGACAGCAACGGGCAAAGAGCTCAGAGAGTATGCGGCGTTATCCTCTTCTTTAAGAAAAACATCTTCTAAGTTTAAAAAAGCCTCAGCTAAGTTCGACGCCAGAAAGCAAAGATTCGAAGAATCAAAGCAAAAAGTCAAAACTACTGAAGAGCTAGTAAAAAGCGGAACTAAAGAAGAAATCCTAGGCCGAAGCGGAGAATTAACGACACAACAGCTACAGGAGGCTTTCACTAGATTGAACACCAAAGCTCAGATTGAAAGACTTGATTCCAACACAAAGTCTAAAGGAGCTAAATTCGTAGACAAACTAGCTTCGACCGCGAATACTTTAACTTCAGTGTACGACTCTGTTCAGAAAATTACCAAAGTTACAAACGCTATTGGCCTGACTGATATCAAGCTGGGTCAAAAGAAAGATGATGGAGTGTCGAAGTTAATAAACACAGCATCAGCTTCAGAACTCTGGAAGATGCGAAGCAAATTGACTCCGGATCAGAAGAAACAGGCGGTAGAGCGTCTCAAAGCCGAGAAAGCTATAAAAGGCTACGCTAAAGAACAAAAACAAGAGGAAGACGAGATAGCCGAGAAGCTCGCTGAAGAAGCGAAACATGAACAAGAAAAAAAGAAACGGTGATTCAAAATGGCAGAATACTACGGAATCCACTACGACTCAGTAATCGAACACCATGGTATTAAAGGCCAAAAGTGGGGTGTACAAAGAAACTGAGAACACAGCATAAACGCCTCGCTTCGAAAGACGCTAAAGCACAAAAAGCATCCATGAAAGCTCACAAGGCAGTAGAAAAAGCGTCGCGCACAAGAAACGAAGAAAGGTATCAAGAACGTAAAGAAAAAGCAGATACTTTGACTAGGACTGCTAAAAGTCGTCAATATAAAGCGGCTAAGTATTATAAAAAGATGGAGAAACGATACGGAACAAAGAATCTTAAGGAATTGACTGATAATAACGGAGCTTCTTTCGTTGAACGATACAACTCTTTCTTCATCTATCGATAAGGAGTAACAAATGTCACTAAGTAACACAGCAACGCCTCGTTATTATGGGGAATTCCGTAAAGCCGTGTTGCGCGGTGAAATCCCTGTTAATCGAGAAATCTCTATGCAAATGAATCGCATAGACGATAACATTGCCAATCCGAATTTCTACTACGACGACCAAGCAGTTGAGGGCTACATTAAGTTTTGTGAAAACGAATTGACTCTAACCGATGGTTCCCCGATGAGGCTACTCGATACGTTTAAGCTTTGGGCTGAAGATGTTTACGGGTGGTATTATTTTGTCGAGAGAAGTGTCTATGAGCCGAGCGAAGATCATCAAGGTGGTCATTACGTTACCAAGCGTATCAAGAAACGCCTCATCAACAAGCAGTATCTGATCATTGCTCGCGGAGCAGCTAAGTCTGTTTATGACGAAACACATCAGGCCTATCAGCTTACAGTCGACACTCAAACTACGTCACAGATCACAACAGCCCCGACAATGAGACAGGCGGATGAAGTAATGGCGCCATTCAGGACTGCTATTACAAGAGCACCAGGACCTCTGTTTAAATTCTATACTCAGGGATCAGTGCACAATACTCGTTCTCCGGAGGGCGTGAAACTTGCGGCCACGAAGAAGGGGATTGAGAATCTGTTTACCAATAGTCTTCTTGAAGTTAAGCCAATGTCTATTGACAAGCTTCAGGGCATGCGTTGTAAACTTGCGACGGTTGACGAATGGCTCTCTGGTGACATTCGAGAAGATGTCGTCGAAGCAATCGAACAGGGTGCTTCTAAGAATGAGGACTATCTGATTGTAGCATCGAGCTCAGAGGGTACGGTTCGAAATGGACCCGGCGATTCAATCAAAATGGAATTGATGAAGATTCTTAAAGGCGAATACATCAATCCGCATGTGTCTATCTGGTGGTATAAGCTGGACGACGTGAAAGAAGTAGCCGATCCTGCCATGTGGGTAAAAGCCAACCCAAATCTAGGCAAGACTGTAACGTATGAGGTCTATCAGCAAGCAGTTGAAAAAGCCGAGCAGAATCCATCTGCCAGAAACGACATTTTGGCAAAGCGATTTGGATTGCCTATGGAGGGTTACACATATTTCTTCACCTATGAGGAAACCTTGCCAACACGAAAAAGATCTTACTGGGGCATGCCTTGTTCTCTCGGAGCCGATCTATCCCAGGGCGATGACTTTTGTGCATTCACGTTTTTATTTCCGTTACCAGATGGTACGTTTGCATGCAAGGTGCGAAGCTACATAACAGAGCGCACGTTGTTTAAACTTCCCCTGGCGATGAGAGCAAAGTACGAGGAATTCATGAAAGAAGGAACTCTGGTAGTTATGAACGGATCCGTGTTGGACATCGACAATGTCTTCGACGATCTTGATCGACACATACGTTCGTGCAGTTATGAGATTCGTAGTTTTGGTTACGACCCATATAACGCACAGTATTTTGTAGAGCGTTGGTGTAAGGAAAACAGTCCATACGGCGTTGAGAAAGTAATCCAGGGCGCTAAAACGGAAAGTGTTCCGCTTGGTGAGATTAAAAAGATGGCCGAAGATCAGTGCTTACTTCACGATGAGAGTCTTATGACCTACTGCATGGGCAATTGCATTACGTTGGAAGACACAAATGGAAATCGTAAGCTTTTAAAGAAACGCTACGAGCAAAAGATCGATAACGTATCAGCATTGATAGATGCGTTTGTCGCCTTTAAGATCCATAAAGATAGTTACGAATAAAAGGAGGGTCTCTATGGGCTTAGGAAAGAGACTGTGGAATGCTTTCTTTAGCAGAGATCCCACAGATGAATACAAAAAACTTGACGCTAGCACAGGTTCGATTGTGTCTTCGTCAAAACCCGATAGAACACGTCGTTTTATCAGCAATGAACGTTCTATCATCATGTCAATTTACAATCGAATAGCACTCGACGTCGCATCAATCAAAATGGAACACGTCAAAGTAGACGCAAACGGAAATTTCGTTGAAACCATAGCTGACAGCTTAAACGAATGTCTAACCCTCTCCCCCAATAAGGACCAGACATACCGAGCTTTTGTTCAGGATATGGTAATGTCTATGTGTGATGAAGGATGCGTTGCTGTAGTTCCATACGAATCCGACGTCGATCCAAATACCAACGATTCATATAATATTTATAGTATGCGTGTTGGCAGAGTTGTTCAGTGGTCTGCCGATTACGTGACTGTGGATATTTATAATGATCGAACATGTCAGCATAAGAATCTACGAGTTGCAAAAAAATGTTGTGTTCTTCTCGAGAATCCGTTTTATTCGGTTATGAACGAGCCAAATGGTATTCTTAAACGGCTGATTCGAAAACTGAATTTGCTGGATGCCATTGACGAGCAATCTGGATCAAGTAAGTTGGATTTGATCATTCAGCTTCCGTACACGATCAAGACTAAAGCTCAAGAGCAGCAGGCTAATCGTCGTAAGCAAATGATCGAGGATCAGCTCGCTAACTCCAAATATGGCATCGCGTATACTGACGGCACCGAAAGAGTCGTTCAGCTTAACCGCTCTCTCGAGAATAACCTCATGTCCCAGATTGAGTACTTGACGAATATGCTATTCGGACAGCTTGGAATGGACAAGACAATTTTTGATGGAACGGCAAATGAGCAGACCATGCTTAATTACTATAACCGTGTTATTGAACCTTTTCTCTCAGTCATCACGATTGAGATGAAACGCAAGTGGCTGACTAAGACAGCTAGGACCAAGGGACATTCTATCGAGTTCTTCAGAGATCCGTTTAAGCTTGTGCCTACTACACAGCTTGCGGATCTTGCAGACAGATTTACTCGAAATGAAATTCTGTCTTCGAATGAGTTCAGAGCTATTATCGGTTATAAACCTAGTTCAGAGCCTAGAGCTGATGAACTGGTCAATAAGAACATTGCAAATAATGGAGAGGCTGGAACGACGGTTGGTGGAGCTGATGAGGTTAACAGTGTGTTTGAACAACTTCAAAATGACATCGACGGAATTCTGAGCGGCGAGGAAACGGGTGATAACGATGCCGAATGACAATGAGATTTATCATTACGCTTCGAAATATTACGATCCAGTTAAAGCACATGAATATTACATGCAGAAACGTGTGCTTAAGGGACGAGTGTCTAGAGTCAAAAATACTTCAACGTCTGGAAAGTTGCAGAGTTCGGTGACTGAGAATAAGCATACAGTAACAGAAGCTCAGCGTGAAGAGATGAAAAATCGAGCCGAGGAGTTGCGAAAAGAGATCACCGAATCTATTTCCACCCGAATAAAGCGGCTAAGCGACGAAGATAGGAAACGAGTCGGAGACGAAATTAAAAAAGTTATCGAAAAAGCAAGAGAAGAATATAACAGAAAACGGGGGTGGGTAACCTAAAATGGAATACTACGGAATCCACTACGACTCAGTAATCGAACACCATGGAATTCTTGGAATGAAATGGGGCGTCAGACGCTATCAGAACGCTGACGGTACATTAACCGCCAAAGGAAAGAAACGTTACGCTAAAGTGGCGTCTAGTCCGCGTTTGGCCAAGGCTGAAACCAGGGGCGCTAAAAGTATTGCAAAAAGAAATGTCAAGGACAATACACGTTACGCAAAGGTGTATGAAACGGCAGCTAAAAAGTATCATTCAAAAGCTGAAAAAGCTACCGATGCCGAAAAGATTTCCAGATATCGTGAAAAAGCTAAAAAGAATTTTCGAATTGCTAATGAGTTTAATAGACGTGCAAAATATTCAAACCGGATCTTAAAAGACATCGAGAGCGGTAAAAAGAAAGCCGGAAAAGATTTCATAACTCAAACAGATTACGATTTTATGCCGCTTGGTTTTCTCTTGCATGGCGGTGTATACGTCGGCGGCGGCCTTAGTGTAACAACGTCATTGATCGAACGCAATTCAAAGAACCGTTTAACATATTGAGGTGAATACATCAAAATGGCAGAAGATTTTGCTAAATACGACTTCGGCGGCTATGCAACTCGAAACGATCGCAGATGCTCCGATGGCGTAACTATTCGTCATGGCGCTTTTAAAGACTGTGACGGGATGGTAGTACCTATGGTTTGGGCTCACCAGCATAAAGAGCCTACGAATGTACTGGGTAAGTGCCTGCTTGAAAATAGAGCCGACGGCGTCTATGCCTACGGCCTTTTCAACGACACAGAAAATGGCGAGTATGCCAAACAGCTGGTAAAACACGGAGACATTAACGGACTGTCTATTTGGGCTAACCATATTAAGAAAGTCGGTTCGGATGTAGTTCATGGCGCAATTCGTGAAGTCAGTCTGGTTTTGGCTGGTGCAAATCCCGGAGCGTATATCGACGAAGTCGTAGCACACGATGACGTCGACAACGAAACAAACGAAGCATTTATCTACAGTGAGCCTTATGCTATCGATCTGGATCCGGATGGTCCGATTGCGCATGCTGATAGTGCAAAGGAGGAAAAAACTATGGCTGAAAATAAGGAAAAGACGGTCAAGGATATAGTCGACTCCATGACCGAAGAACAGAAAGATGTTCTGTATTACATGGTCGGCGAGGCCCTTGACAAGAACAATGCAAATAAGGAGGATAAAGACGTGAAGCACAACATGTTTGACGCAGAAAACGATTCCGAGGAGTTTGTACTGTCTCACGACGACATGAACGAAATCTTCGCAGACGCAAAGCGAATGGGTTCTCTGAAGGAATCTGTTTTGTCTCATGCAGACCAGTATGGTATCACAGACATCAACATGCTGTTCCCAGATGCTAAGGCTATCAGTGACTCCCCGGATTTCATCAAGCGTGAGACCGAATGGGTGAGTACTCTGATGAGCGCCACCAAGCATGCTCCGTTTACCCGTATCAAGTCTATCCACGCAAACATCACCGCCGATGAAGCTCGTGCAAAGGGTTACATCAAGGGCAAGAAGAAGCTGGAGGAAGTTATCTCTCTGCTGAAGCGTTCCACCGATCCGCAGACCATTTACAAGAAGCAGAAGCTGGATCGTGATGATATTCTGGACATCACCGACTTCAACGTGGTCGCTTGGCTGAAGGGCGAAATGCGTATTATGCTGGATGAGGAAATTGCCCGTGCAGTTCTCGTTGGCGACGGCCGTAGCTCTGTGGCTGAAGACAAGGTATCCGAAGATCACATTCGTCCGATCTGGACCGACAGTGATGTATACACCGTGAAGGCTCGTGCTCAGTACGCTGAAGCAACTACCGAGTCCGATCGTGCTAAGGATCTGATCAAGCGAGCTGTGAAGGCTCGTAAGGAATACAAGGGTTCCGGCAATCCGACATTCTGGACTACAGAAGATGTATTGACCGAAATGCTCCTGCTGGAAGATACCACTGGCAGAAAGCTGTACAACTCTATTTCTGACTTAGCAACTGCTATGCGTGTTTCCAAGATCGTTACTGTACCGGTTATGGAAGGTATGAAGCACAAGGTTAAGGATGAGACCCTCGGTGATACCAAGGAAGAAGATTATTTTCTGGATGGTATCCTGGTAAATCCGATCGACTACACTATCGGTACAGATGCTGGCGGTCAGGTAACCATGTTTGACGACTTCGATATCGACTACAACCAGCAGAAGTATCTGATCGAAACCCGTATCTCTGGCGCCCTGACCAAGCCGTACTCTGCGATCAGCTTCGAGCACAGAGTAGCTACTGCGGGCTAAGAACGAATTTAACGGAAGGAAATCAAAATGGCAAAATTCTACGGAATTATAGGATTTGCGGTTAGTGAAGAAACCAGACCTGGCGTGTGGACAGAACGTGTTAAGGAGCGCACGTATCGAGGAGACCTTACGCGAACCGCCAGCCGATGGGAAGGAACCGAAACGCTGAATGATAACGTAAACATTACGAATCAGATCTCCATCGTTGCAGATCCTTTTGCCTATGAGCATTTCTCAGCTATCCGTTATATTAAATTTCTCGGAGCATATTGGAAAGTCAACAATATTGATATTTCCTATCCGAGATTAAATCTGACAGTTGGAGGTGTGTATAATGGACCGACGGCTTAAATTGCATGAGGAATTGTGTGATATCCTTGGGAGCCGAAACGTCTATTTTCAGCCTCCAGAGTCAGTAAAACTAAAGTATCCATGTATCGTCTATGACAGAGCTCATGGAGACACGCAATTCGCTGATGATCGACCTTATACATTTGAAATGAGCTACGACTTAACCCTCGTAGACGCAGATCCCGATAGCAATCTGATCGAGGACATAGCGTCGCACTTCTCAATGTGTGTGCATGATAATCATTTCACGGTGGATAATCTCAATCACGATGTATTCAGAATTTATTATTAAAAGGAGGAAATAGTCTAATGGCTAAGATCACATGGGATCAGACTGGTGACCGTCTGTACGAAACCGGTGATAAGATGGGTGTCTTGTATCCTGGTTTTACTCCAGCAAAGGGCGAGACCCCGGCAAAATACGGAACCGGTGTTGCTTGGAATGGTTTGACTGCCGTAACTGAATCTCCGTCTGGCGCAGAAGAGACTGCACTGTACGCCGATGACATCAAGTATTTGTCTCTGCGTTCTGCGGAAGAGTTCGGCTTTACCATTGAAGCGTACACCTATCCGGACGAATGGGCTGAATGCGATGGCTCTACATCTGTAGCGGCTGGTGTCGTAATCGGTCAGCAGAAGAGAAAGATGTTCGGTTTCTGCTACAGAACCGTTCTGGGTAACGATGTCGACGGTAACGATCATGGTTATAAGCTGCATCTGATTTACGGTGCGACCGCTTCTCCGTCTGAGAGAGGTTATGCTACTGTAAACGACTCTCCGGAAGCAATCACATTCTCTTGGGAATGCTCTACTAATCCGGTAGAAGTAGCTGGCTATAAGGCCATCGCAACGATCACCATTGACAGCACCAAGGCCAAAGCAGAGACACTTGCTAAGCTGGAAGAAAAGCTGTACGGAACAGAAGGCTCAGGCGCGAATACAGGTACAGATCCGCAACTGCCGCTGCCTGCTGAAGTCATCGCTATGTTCGCTGAATAAAATCAAAATGGCATGAATCCATTACGGGGTTTCTAGTGTACGGTCAGACTAGAGTAATTGGCGCCTAAGATCCACCCCCGAGTAAAAGGAGTTTTCTATGAAGATTATTGCAACACTTGCTGATATGATCGACGACGAAGTCAGCGGTGCTAAAGAGTATATTTGCTGGGCATGCAAGACGAAAGAAAAAGATCCTACTTTGTCTAAAACTTTCTATGAATTGTCTAAGGTAGAGATGGGTCACATGGATATTCTGCATTCTCAGGTAACAAGGTTGATCGAAGAAGAAAGAGCTAAGAACAACGAGCCGAACGAGTCAATGATGGCGATGTATGAACTTCTGCATAAGAAGCATATCGAATGCGCTGCCCAGGTAAAGCTCATGCAAGATGAATACTCCAGAAAGTGAGGTTTATAAATGAACTTCGTAAACGCATACCTGACTCATAACAGACCAGGTAACAAAAGAAGAAGAACTACAGCCATCGCAATTCATTGGGTCGCTAATCCAGGAACAAGTGCAATGGCAAATCGCAACTACTTCAACAATACAGACCGATCGGTAAGTTCGAATTATATTATTGGGCTCACTGGCGAAATTGTAAGATGTATCCCGCACGGCGAAGAAAGCTGGTGCACCAATCAGGCAAATCCGTATACTGTAAGTATCGAGTGCTGTCATCCGGATTGGACTGGTAAATTCAATACCGCTACGTACAATGCGGCAGTAGAACTGTGCGCCGAACTGTGCAAGATCTACGGTCTGAACCCGACGAATGGTGGACTTATTCGTCACTATGACGTTACTAAAAAAGTGTGTCCGAAGTGGTTTGTACCGGCGAGCGCTGGTGGAACTGACACCAATGATGAACAGCATTGGAAGAAGTTTAAGAACGATGTTGCGGCTAAAATGGGAAAGAAGACAACTGCATCGAATTCTTCGACTGTAAAGCCGTCTATCACCGTTGAGCAGGCCGCTAAGAACGTCATCGCTGGCAAGTACGGAAATGGCGAGGATCGCAAGAAGCGGATCGCAGCTCTTGGCTTGGACTATAACACTGTGCAGGCTAGAGTTAATCAGATGCTCGGCATTAAGACTACGACCGCAGCGCACAAGCCTGCAGCACCTGCATCAAACTCGAAAGTAGCCGCGGCTAAGTCTAAGTCAGATTCGATCAGAGGTACCTACTCTGTTACTGCAACTTCGCTTTACTGCCGTTACATTCCAGGTAAGCTCACAGGCGATAACGTGGTCACAGCATTTAAGAACGGAACTAAGGTCCATTGCTATGGATACTACACTACGGCGAACAATTCAAAATGGTATCTGGTGCAGTCTGGAAAGTACACTGGATACTGTAATTCGAAGTACCTGAAAAAGGTTTGAAAACCGTTATATTCGGAAAGGAGTCATTTACATGTTTGCTAAGGAAATTACATATACTGATTTTGACGGAGAAAAGAGAACTGAGAAGTTCTACTTCAACTTGACACAGGCTGAATGCATTGAACTCGAGGCACTCGGAAAAGGAGGTCTCGAGGGTTATATTCGTCGGATTATCTCTAGCGACGATCAGGTAGAAATCCTGAATATTATTAAGAAAGTCATCTTGCTGGCATACGGTGAAAAGACTGCTGACGGAAAGCGGTTTTATAAGAACCAGCAGATGAAGGATGCATTCGCTGCTTCTGAAGCGTATAGTGCCTTGTTCATGGAACTGCTCTCTGACGCAGATAAGGCTTCTGAGTTCATGAGAGAAATCGCTCCGAAGGTCGAGGCTCCGGTATCCGATAAGCCGGCAATTAACGTTACCGCCTCCGTAGTTCAGTAATATGCTTGAAATAAAACTCCTGTCACAAGAATTTTGGGATCCGGTTAAAGAGGAGTTTATAAATATGCCAGCTATGACTTTAAGATTGGAGCATAGTCTGGTATCTGTATCAAAATGGGAACGTAAGTGGAAGAAACCATACTTAACGACAGATAAAAAAACTGATGATGAATTCTTCGATTATCTTCGTTGCATGACGATAACACCAAAAGACGTTCCCATTTTAGTATACAGAAGCTTACCGCAATCGATTTTAGATCAGATTGTAAGCTATATGAATGATCCCATGACAGCTACAACATTTCCAAAAGACAATGCAAGAGCTAGTCGAGAAATTGTAACTGCCGAGATAATTTACTACCAAATGTTTTCTTTGAACATTCCGCTCGAATGCGAGAAATGGAATCTCAATCGATTAATGACCCAGATTAGAGTCTGCGCCATTAAGAACACGCCAAAGAAAAAAATGAGTAGACGAGAGACAATGAATCAAAACGCAGCGCTTAACGCTCAGAGAAGAAAAGCGCGAAATTCGAAAGGATGAGTGTAATGGGAGACGAAAAGAAGATCGTTGAAAACACAACCCCTATTAAATTTAACGAAGAGTATGAGGGTTATTACGTGGTAAGCGCACCGGCCATTGATATGCGTAAGGAACCTGGTAAGGACAAGCATAATCCGGTTGTCGCCACATTGATGCGGACTCAGCGTGTCACATGCGATGGCCACTATGTTAATCTGAATAATTCAAAATGGTATAAAATGAATTTTGATGGCATTATCGGCTATCTTCCGGAGGATAAGGTTAGCAAGCTCTAAAGAAAGTTGGTGGGCTAGAGTGATTACAATAAAACAGACCGGTGACTTCAAGAAAACGTCCATATTTTTGAAAGGCATTCAAGAGCATAATATGTATGCTAAGCTTCGTAAATACGGAGAAGAGGGTGTGAGAGCTCTAGCCGCTGCTACACCAGTGGATACCGGCGAAACTGCTAGTTCGTGGGATTATGAGATTCATTATTCAAAAGATAAAGTTGAAATTATATGGACGAACTCGCACATAGTTGGATACATTCCAGTCGCTATGCTGATACAATATGGCCATGCAACAAAAAATGGCGGATACGTGAAAGGACGAGACTACATCAATCCTGCGTTGAAACCGATATTCGATAAAATGTCTAAGGAAACTTGGAAGGAGGTTACGAAGTAGTGGGTACTTCAGTCGATAACAGAATAGTAAAGATGCAATTCGACAATAAGCAATTTGAGTCGGGTTGCAAAACTACGCTGAACACATTGGATAAGCTCAAACAGTCTTTGAATTTTCAGGGCGCAACTGACAGTCTGAAGAGCCTTGCTTCTTCTATAAATAACTTCTCATTCGGCGCCATGCAAAAAGGCATTGACGCGATGACAAATAAGTTTTCTGTCTTAGGCACCATGACAGATCAGTTTATTCGTAGACTAACGGATCAGCTCATGAGTACAGGTAAGATGATCGCGACCACGTTTACGATCGATCCGATAAAAACTGGTTTCGAAGAGTATACGACACAAATTGACGCGGTTCAGACTATCCTGGCAAATACACAGTCCAAAGGAACCACGCTGGATGACGTAAATAATGCCTTAGATGAACTGAATCATTATGCGGATAAGACGATCTATAATTTTACGGAAATGACAAGAAATATCGGTACATTCACAGCTGCCGGTGTTGATCTGAATACGTCGGTGACAGCCATTCAAGGTATAGCGAATCTCGCAGCCATATCCGGATCGACGTCCCAGCAAGCATCGACCGCTATGTATCAGTTATCACAGGCATTGGCGTCAGGAACTGTAAAATTACAGGACTGGAATTCAGTTGTTAACGCTGGCATGGGCGGACAAGTGTTTCAGGATGCGCTAAAAGAAACAGCTAGAGAGTTCGGAGTAGATATAGACTCCATGATCGCAGATGCTGGTTCATTTAGAGAGACTCTACAGAAAGGTTGGCTTACGTCTGACATACTGACTACAACTTTAGCGAAATTCACTGATGAAACCACGGAACTTGGCCGGACTGCGACCGACGCTGCGACCAAAGTAAAAACGTTTTCTCAACTGTGGGACACGATGAAGGAAGCGGTGCAATCTGGCTGGACCGAAACCTGGGAAATGATTGTCGGCGATTACGAGGAAGCAAAAAAAACTCTCACCGACGTCAATAATTTCTTTTCCGGCATAATTCAAAGCTACAATGACACAAGAAATGCACAAATTAAGATCTGGAAAGACCTTGGCGGCCGTGAAAAGCTGATCAAGTCGTTCTGGAACATTGTCGAGGCTATCAAAACTGCGATTGTTCCAGTTCAAAAAGCCCTCAGCAATTTCATTCCAAAGTACACAGCAGAACGCTTGATAGCTATAACCGACGGTTTGGAATCTTTCACTTCGAAACTGAAGATGTCGAGAGCTACGGCAATACAGGTTTATTATTCTTTAAACGGCATATTTTCAGTTCTCAACTTTGGCTTCACAATCGTAAAAAGTGTCATTAAGGCTTTAATTCCGGTCATCTCGTCTCAAGGCCCAAAACTGTTGCAAATTCTTTCTGACGCTGGCTATGCTATAACAAACATCATAGCCAGAATTGAAGAGAGTCATATCATAACGAAGACATTAGAGTTCATTGTAAAATCCATTACGACAGCGCTTAGCAATGCATATATTGTAGTCACGTCCGTAGCTAAACAGCTTAAGAACCTAATTCCGAATAAGTTAATCAAAATGGTAACAAATCTAGCTAAGAAGTTTACCAAGTTGAGTACTAGCATGAATAAAGCAATTAGCGCATGGGACTTGTACAACGTTCTCAAAATAACAAATGCGTTTGGCGAAGCGATTGCTTTGCTTGTGGATATTTTTGATAGTCTAATCGAAAATGTTGACGCTAATGGCGAATCTATTAGGAATCTTGGAAGCGGAGTTTTGGAATTAGCCGGAAATATTGGCCAAACAGTAGCGAACATTATTCACTGGATTCGCCAATCCGGAGTTCTGAATGTTCTAATCAAAGCAATCTGCAAATCTATAAGTTTTTCAATCGGATTGATATCTAAGCTAGTAACATCAGTGGCTAGTATTACGACAGGTATCATTAACTTCATACAGCATAATAAGGCAATGAAAATAGTCCTCGACGCTATTAAAACATTGCTAGATGCAGTTATGAAAACGGTCGATAAATTTAAAGATTCTGTGGTTAACATGGCCAAAGCCATTGCTAATTCTGAAGGAGTACAGAATCTCATAACCCAGTTACAGAACTTGTGGGATGCTCTTGCTCCAATCGCTTCTGACGCTGTCACTAAAGCCGGCGACAATTTAAACAAATTTGTAGAAGCTGGGTCTGGCTCCACAGCGTTTACAAACTTTGTAAATCTTGTGTCGAAAATGGCTCAGGGTTTAGCCGACATGATCTCCGTACTTGCTTCTGGCGGAAATCCGTTCGAGAAGATCACCGAGGGTATGAAAAGCGGAAAACTGAAAGAGCTATTTAACTTGAAGTCTGTTTACATTTACTTTACGAATATCATGAAAAAAGGTATTCTGAAGACTGCTGTAACTGAACTCTCGATCGCCATAGACAATTTTGCTTCTGACAGCATAGTCAAGGCTACGGATTTCATGTCTTCTTTCTTTGACAAGATGGGAGATGCTGCTACAAAGATACCGTGGGGTAATATACTAAAAACTATTACTCAAATTGTAACAGGCCTTAGCGTTATTAGCACACTTACGTCCGTTAAAAAGTCAGTAGACTCACTGACTAAGATATTCGCGTCATTCTCGGCTATCGGGGCAAATATTAACAAACTGTTCACTAGTTGGACTGATGTAGCAAAGACAGCTCAGCATACTCTTAGAGTCAAGATGTTTGAGAGTATCGCGCTCGGCATTGCAGCTTTAGCCGCTTCATTGTGGATAATCGCTCAGATTCCAGAAGACAGACTGAAATCAAGCGTTGCAACACTGTCTATTGTATTTGCTGAGCTAGTTGCTGCGATCAGTATTCTTAGTACTCCCATATTTAGTGAAAAGAAGATCACATCGATCGGCGTTGCATTCGCTGGAATCGGCGTTGGTTTGCTTGCTATGATCGGAGCCATCAAACTTATTACGTTGCTTAACGTCGATACAATAGAGACTGGTATGCAGCGTATTCTCGGTGTGCTTATATCCTTTGCAATTGCTTCTAGACTATCTGGAAAGGTTTCTAAAACAGCTGCATCGATCTTGGCTATGGCTGTATCTGTAAATTTGTTGCTTCCTGCGATTTATGCGCTAGGCAAGATGAACAAGTCGACAGCTCTGCAGGGTATGGCCGTTGTCATTGCTATCATGGAATCTATGGCAATTGCATCAAGAATCGCTCAGACGGCAGAAGGAAAGAGCAAAGGATCTTTCGTCGGAATGGCTATTGCAATTGATCTGATCGTTCCTGCGATTGTACTTCTTGGAAAGCTTGATAGAGATACAGCGATTCAAGGATCATTGATAGTTGTATCTGTTATGGAAGCATTAGCAGTAGCCGGTAAAATTGCGGGTCGTAACCGTAGCGCTGTAAAGCAAGCGGTTGGAATGGTGCTTGAAATCGCGGCAGTCACTGCGTCTCTATACATTTTGTCTTCAATAGATCAAAATGAAATCATTTCGGCAGCTTCTGCGTTGTCTGCGGTTGTCTTGGCGATCAGCGGAGCGACCAGATTGATGGATACTAAAGATACCGGAAAGCAGATTGCGCTGTTTAGTATAATGATCAGTGAAATGACTGCGGCGCTCATGCTTCTGAATAATTTGACCAATCCTGACGGGCTAAACGCAATCGCCATCTCAATGAGTACCATCTTGCTATCTATTTCTGGAGCCACAAGAATCCTTAGCGGTTTGAAGCTATCAGCCGGCGAAGGGATATTCGTTGGAATGGTTGCCATTGCCGGTTTTATCGCTGAATTCGCTGGGATTTTGGGATTGCTTGGTTCTATTCAAGAGGATTACGATTTGGAAGGACTGCTCAATAGAGGCTTACCGATTCTTGAAACCGTTGGGCTGGCTATTGGCAAGTTTTTCGGAAACGTCGTTGGCGGTCTCGTAGGAGGCGTAGTAGAAGGTGTCTCTAATGCGTTGCCGACATTGGGCGAAAATCTAACATCTTTCTGGGATGAAGCTAAGGGATTCTTCGAAGGAGTTTCTACGCTTAAAGACAGTGGAGCCTTAGAAGGCATCGGTATTCTAACTGCAGCTTTTAGATCACTGTTCGCTGCTGAGTTTGTGAACTCCATAATCAACAGTCCTTTGTTCAGCCTGATAACAGGTTCACATAATCCTATGGAAGATCTCGTAGAATCGATGTCTATCTTAATCAAGGGTGAAGACGGAAAAGGTGGTCTTAAATCATTCATCGAAGATTGCCAAGAGATTGACGAGGGCGATATAGAAAAAGCTACTAAAGTTGGTGAATTAATCACTGCTATAGCTAACTCGGCTAAAGATATTCCGAATAGCGGCGGCCTGCTCGGTGCAATTATGGGCGAGAATGACATTGGCGAGTTTATTGCCGAATTGCCGAGCGTTGGATCTGGGCTAGTAAAATACGCTAAATCTGTAGAGGGTATTACTGACGAACAGATCAAGATCTCGGCTGACGTTATGAAAATGCTAACCGATATTTGCGTAGCAGCTAAGAACATCCCGAACACTGGTGGATGGATTGGCGAATGGATAGGAAACAATGATATTGGCGCATTTGTAGCTCAGCTCCCTGCAACTGCTGTACACTTAGGCGCGTACGCTAATGGGTGCCTGCCGATTACAAAAGACATGATCGAGAAATCAAAAGACGCTATGGACATGCTTACGGTGGTCATTCAAACTGCGAGTAAGATTCCAAATAGCGGTGGAGTATTAGCCAAGTGGATAGGAGATAATACGATTGGGGCGTTTGTAAAACAGCTTCCAGACGTAGCGACAGAAATGTCTGAATACTGTGAAACTGTGGCTAACATTACAAGATCGTCGCTAGTCAAATCGAACTTGACTATGGAATCGTTAGCATCGATTGTAACAATCGCATCTGAAATTCCGAATACAAGCGGAATTGCATCCTTGTTCACCACAGATTTGAAGGATTTTGCAAAGGGTCTTAAGAGTTTTGCTGAGCAGTTCATGGAATACTTGAATTGGGTAGACCAGAATGTCGAAAGCGAAGACGACCCAATGTTTTCGAAGAGCAATGCACTTGTTAGAACGTGCGGAGTCCTGGCTGATATTTCGAATGATTTGACGTTCTTTGGAAACATCAAAATGGATATGTTTGCGTCTAATATCAAAGATTTCGGAAACGGGATTAAAACGTATTTTAACACGGTAAAGGATTTGACTGAAGACGACCTTATGGCGGGAAATAACGCCCTGGGAATGGCTAGACGAGTGTGCGAATTCGCTACTGGAAGTACGTTCTCTGGAGGTGTTAAGATTTCAAGCCTGGGTAACCAAATCGCAGGCTTGGGTTATGGACTTAGCCGGTATTACGATTACATTAGGGATATAGACTCCACCATCGTGCAAGCTAAAACTGCGGCCATGAAAGTGCTTATTGAAAAACTCAATGAAATTAATTCTAGTTTCACTGATCTTACGCATATGAGCGAAGTCGGGTACGAGTTACAAATGTACGGAAATCGTTTTAAGTCTTTCTACGACAATGTGTCTGATCTGAGTAGCGGGATTGTGTCGTCAGTCTGCACGTCTTTGGAACATGTAATCTCAACGTTTAAGAAGATGAAAGACGTCGATGATGAAGCAGTGAAAAATTTCGGTGATGCATTAAAGAACGTCTCCAAGAAGGGGATTAGCGCGTTCACTGACGCTTTTGACGAATCTGATGCAAAAGTCGATAAAGCGATTAACTCATTCTTCATAAACGCTTACAATTTTGTCAATAATAATCAAAATGGAATCTATAACAAATTCTATTCTCTGGGTGGATATGCTAGCGAAGGTTTCGAAAACGGACTGACTTCCAGAATGGGTTACGTATATGATGCCGCACGTTCCATTGCAATCGAGGCTATGAACGCAGCTCAAGAGGCCTTGGATTCTCATTCCCCGTCACGAGAAACCATGAAACTTGGTGAATACTTTAGCCAAGGAATGGCCATCGGCATACTGAACCTTGGAGATCGTGTCGAGAATGCGGGATATACTATCGCTGACAAAGCAAAGCTCGCTCTGAGTGACACCCTATCAACTATTTCGGCTGTCGCTAATAACCGATTGACTATCGACCCGACTATACGTCCTACAATGGATATGCGCGGGGTTTATGGCGGTTACGATACAGCATACACCGCTTGGGCTTCCACAAGCTCCATGATGACAAAGGCGGCTACCGCTGCTGTGAACGCGTCTATAAACCACGAAGAAATTTACGACGACAGCAATATGCTGGAAATGGTTCGAGGACTTAGAGATGATATTAACACCTTGTCCGAAAACATGGAAAGCATGCAAATCGTAATGGATACGGGTACAATGGTTGGTGAACTAGCCAAGCCCATGAACAAAGAAATGAGCCGTTTAAACGCATACGCAAGACGGCATAACTAACACGACGAGGAGGGATAACATGTATTGGATTAAAGGTTTTGACATGACCAAAACTCATTCGCTTACGTTTTTCGACCCAAAAGCTACGGCGTATCCAGCTAAAGAATACGACATAGATGATAAGGACGAAAAAATGTCTCATCGGTTTTACGGTAAGCAGAATACGGCTGAGGATTGGGTTATGGCTCCGTCTAGCCGTCCAGTGGTCGCAGTCCCTCCAGTAAACGTACACAGTATATCGGTGCCTGGAGGAAACGGTGAGCTGGATTTAACAACATCGCTTACTGGTTTTCCGGCATATGGCAACCGAACAGGCTCTTTTGAGTTTATCGTAATGAATGACATTCGCCCATGGACAGTCACATACGACATGCTTTTGGGATATATGCAAGGACGCACTATGCAGATGATCGCATATGACGAACCCAATTATTATTACGAGGGGCGGATGTCGCTCAATGCGATGAAATCAGATCAACACAATTCGCAGATAACTATTGATTACAGCTTTAAACCATTCAAAATGGAAGTAACTCGTAGCGATGAAAACGAATTATGGGATTGCTACGATTTCGAATACGGATGTACTATTGGGGACTTGTTTAATGATATTCCATTACTTCCTCAGTATCAGACACAAAAGCAACCGAACCCAGCATCGTCTGTGGCTCCGTCTACGGCATATTCAATTAATTTTTCAAAAATGCCGAAATTAATGCTTACCGACGACGATAAGAAATGGGATACGAATGCAACGACTGCCGAAACCATAGCAGTTTACAACCGAATAACAGACAAACTGAACGATACGGTGGATATTCCGTTCGAATTAAGAATGGCTAGAATTGTACTTGGTGCAAAACCTTTGCACTTGCCCAACCTAAGTATACGTTTTCCAGCCAATTCGCAATCCGGTTTTAGATACAATGCATTTTGCCAGATTGATAATGCAGAAAATATTTTTCACACAAGAGTTCGAATGATGAAAACAATTGAGAAGTCTTTTGCTAATCCGGACAGTTATATTACGATAGAAACTGATCCAAACGCTATGCTGTCTAATGTAAATGCTTCTTCGGAGTGCATAATTACATTCTGGCATGATTATGACGGAGATGCTACTTACGAGTTAACCGGTCGTCATTTTTCATTGCTGGGATTGAGAAGGGGGTATCTGTAATTGTTTAAAATTTATTTTGTAAATAGTGCATACGAAAAAAATCAGGTTTTAATGTATGACGATACTCGCGATGACGACGAATTAAAACTCGGGAACCCCAAATTGCATATTGAAGTGAACGCCGCCGGGACTCTGGACTTTGAATTACCACCGACCAATGTGGCATATTCTAAGATCATTCCAATGGTTACAGAATTTCACGTAATCAAAGACAATCAGAAAACGCATGATAAGCGTATATGGTTTGGGCGTGTCTTAACCATTGATACCGACTTGTACGGAATAAAAACCGTTCATTGCGAAGGTGGATTGTCGTATCTCAACGATTGCATATATTATGATAAAACCGTAGATATGGGCTCATGGAGTGCACAAAAAACCGTTGGCAGAGCTATGTTTGTTAGATACGAATCGCCTACATTGAATGAAAGCGGTGTTCACGTATACGGAGTATCTCCGCAGGAAGCTTCCGCAGTAATCGCAAATATTATGTCTGGAGGCTCAAATTATAAAGAAAATCTAAACACCCCTTTCAAGCATCTTGGCAGAATTGCTAAGTATACCGATCCTGATTCCAATGTTCCAGTATACGCCTGGGTAAACGAACCAGTAATCCCGTCAGGCGATAATAATGATGAAGATTATTACTTCGACGAAGGTAAACTAAATTCTACAGTGCAAAAACAATGCGGAATTTCGAATCCTAATAACATGACCGCTATCGATTTGATCTCAAGTATGATGAGTAATGCCGGCGGATTGTTCTGGGTTTCCAAGACTCCGCAATATCCGAAACAAACTTTTGGCGGTGCTGATCTTGGTGACGCAGTGTATGTAATGCAACTGCATATGCGTAGATATTATCCGGCATTTAACCCAAGAGAGGGACAGACAATTCGGCTCGGAGAAAATTTAACGGATTTAACCATTACTGATGACGGTACAACGTTTTTCACTGCAGTACATCCTCACGGACAACATGTTGACGGCGGTGAAGATTTCACACTTGATCAAAGAGGCCTTCAAAGCGGAACGACTTATATCAATAAAAGAAATTGGAAAATCGATCCGGGGCATGGTGTAATGTATTGCCCAGAGCTGGTGGAACGGTATGGGATGATTATCCGGGATCTAGACGTCGGTACAACTAACATTTACGAACAACTAGTCGGAATGGGAATGTCTGAAATCGATAAGATTCCGCTCATCTCTAGAACAGTAGATGGAAGCTGGACATCTGGGGTAAGAGAATTAACGGTTAAGGGAATCGACCTTAGCCTTTACAACGTAGACTATTCATCAATCGAATTGACCGACGCAGTACGAGTATTAGCGCCGAGGCATGGCATAGACACATATCTAAACGCCACTGCCATCGACTATGATTTGCAGAATGTCGAAAACACGGTGTTCACTCTCAACGCGATAAAAACAGCAAACGAAATCACTGATGCTAGTCCTAGCTATGGTTCTAATTCTATTTCGCCATCTATCGGTTCGTCGTATGTGCATCCAAAACATACAGAACACGATCTTGGTTTGTATAAGTTTTCGAATGATAATTTGGGTCATGTCGATTCGGCAGTTGCTGCCACTAAGAAAGATATTACCGCGTTAGGGATTCCTGGCGAAAATACTAAGTATTACGTAAGCAGCTCAAGAAATCCGGATGCTCATGGAGTAACGCTGACAGACAGTCAAAATAAAACCACAATAGCTCCACTGGAAACGTATAGACGTACACTTCCGTTGAACAGTTACTCAAACGATGGGGAATACGTTGAAGGACGCGGATATTTGATTTATACGACTGGTTTTCAAATCAAATCAGAGTATGGGCGATTCGATGCGACGCATCCATTGAACCTTGAGGGCAGATATACGCTGACATCAGATGGGGTAGACCATAAATGGAGCGTAAACGGAGATGTAACGGCGAATGGCAACACCGTCATTCTCAATCTGAAAACAGATACCTCGGATTCAGATCTGTCGATTAATGTTTACGCATATGGACATTTCGAAGAAGCCGTAGACGGACATGAATATATATTGTATCACGTTTGGCTTGCCATATACTTGTCGAAAAATTTGACTGGGCTGGAATATACCACTGCTACTCTAAGCAGTATACAATATACCGATTTTGAAGGTTTATATTTGCAATCCCCTCCCGACTCGGATCATGCTATTGACTATAGCAAACTGGTAAAGCAAACAGAAAGCGCAGCGGGAGACAATATCAAATACGAGCTGTCAAAAACTGGAAATACTATAACACTCACTGGCTCAGATGGAACCAGTAGCAGGGTTACGGATTCGGATACTAAATATCAGCTAGTCGGATACTATAATCGCATTCTCACAGATGGCCCTGTGGTTGCTTTGGAAGATCCAAACCGCGCTCGCTCGATTGTAAGCGTTCCTAATACGTTCACGTCTCCTGAGACAAACATACAGTTTGCAATTGGCAGATATGCGAATATCGGGGATGGTTATAAAGCTATTTTGGATTTGGCTTTTTTCGCGCCTAATAGTTTTGGCTATGGGATGGGAACGGATATATCTGGATATAGAGACTACCCAGTAATTATCAATTCTTATATCACGTTACACTTCGGCGAATCTAGTACTAAACGTTTTCTGGTGCAGATAATTACCTCGGCTCGTAGCGATATGGCTATTGTTCCGGCACGGGCAATCGTACGCCAACTCGATTCTGATAGTGCATATTCAAATACGAAATGGAAGGTCTTTTTAGGCTATACAGATGATACCGCTCGGAAAGGTTTAGTAACAGCAATCCGTATTTGCCTGCCTAGTGATACATGCAGCGATGTCACCGGCATCGAATCCAAGACTTTCACGTACCTTGCTACATCAATAGACGGAGATTTGATAGAACGACCTAGAGTTGAGATTAACACGTACGACATTGTAACAACAGAGATCGATACCATACTCGAGTTGTCATCGCAAAACGCCTCCGACGTCGCATTCGCCGGTGACTACAACGATCTCTCCAACAAGCCTGTAATCCCTGATATTTCCGGCAAACAAGACAAGACCACAGCAGTAACGCATAGTGCAAATACGGCGGTGGGTTCTGCCACAAAGCCTGTTTATGTTGCTGCAAACGGTGCCGCTACGCCTATATCCCATTCTATCAATTCAGATGTCCCTGCAAACGCGAAGTTCACTGACACTACCTACGGCGATGCCACACAGTCTACTCACGGTCTGATGACTGCGGCGGATAAGAAGAAACTGGACGGTTTAGATGCATCGAGATTTATGAATTTAAACAACAGTGCTCTTGTTATATACGGTGCTGGCGGAACGGCACAATGGTACAGATTAGGGACTTTGGTTTCGTCTGGAAATTTTAATACGGCGATTATACGTATCTTATCCGGAGACGGAGCAAATGGACATGCTCAGCAGAATTCGTCTTTTGAGATACATATAAAAGATGCTTGGCAAAGTACAGAAACCGTCTCAGCAAAAGCGTGCGGCGTTACTGTGTATCGTATAAACTGTGCTAATGCTGAGGTAAAAGTGATACCGACGGCCCATGATACGTATACTGTCTGGGTATATCTGCCCTGGGGCTACTGGAACGGAGATTATGCCGTTTATGGCAAATACAAATCCTGGACATCTCAGCGGCTGACACAGCCAGATGAACCAGAAGGCACAGGTGCTGACACAGCCTATTACGACCAGGCGTTTCTAACCAGCACTGTAGCCAAATCCACCGAATCCACCACTCTCACCGATTCCGGGTGGGTAACCTGCCCCTTGGCTGTCACTGGTAATACGACTTACCCGACCTCTGCCAGCACGATAAGGGTACGCAAATACGGCAAGATGGTGAAACTCGAGGGCTGGGTCAAGTACGCAAAGGCGTTTAACGATGGCCATAATGTAGCGACCATTCCTGACGGATATCGTCCTGAATCACGTATAATACTGATTGGAGTACCATCAATAGGTTCTGGTACAAAAGTTCTTTTTTATGTCGGCATCAGCGCTAAAGGGAATATAGGTTTCAGCCCAGCTGACAGCGCTGGCTCTGCGACGTTTAACCCAGCTATGTCTTACGATTTCCAAGCATCTTATTTTATTGATTAGGAGGTAATTAAAAATGGCAGAACCTATTGGATCTACTCCTGTTTCACTTGAACGGGACATTATATTGATTCGAGAAGCTCGTTTTGGAAGAGACGTTCGTGAAGCAATTGCCGACGCTTTGACCAGGACAAAAGGTTTCGTCGATGATGTGAAAACCGAATACACGACTATTCAGGGTTTATACGAGGGAGTCGTGGAAGATGTAACGGCACTAAAAGGATATGCGCATGACGGATATTCTGGATTCGTGCCCATGACAACCACGACTCCGATTGGCCATGAAGAAAAATGGCTGGTATATCGGTGGCTTGACGGAACAACCTCATACGATAAAGTAAAAGCTAACCCGTCTTTGGCTGGAACTGATATTCAGATCGGAAATTCAGTTTATACGTACGCACCAGTCAGAACTGAATACAATGGTCAGATCAAAGTTGGAAGCGGGGCTCTGATTTTTAAGGAACTCGCATACCAAGATGGTACTACGAATAAAAAAGGTCATTATACTCCGTGCGGATATTTTGCGGTTAAGCGCGTAGGGTCTGATCGGTATAGTGGGCTGACTCTGTATGATGAAGAAGAATCCGTCATCGATCCTGACTCGGAAGGAAATATTGAGCAGTGCGCCATTATTTACGACGAAAATTACGGTGTAAACGGTTTCGTCATGAAAGACGGATCTACACTAAAGACTAAGGATATCGCCAACGTCGTATCTAAAACCGAACGTTTGAGTCCATCTACGGCATACGACATGAAATGTGTGGATATTCCCGCATTACAGCCAAATCAGTGTTGCAAGATTCTAGATGTCACTGGAGATAATGACGATATTTGGTCTATTAAGCTCGATTTCTTGGGTTTCTCTTCAGAGACAAAAGACGGATGCTACGAAAGCCAGATTCGTTTGTCTTCTAATGCAAGTGCTGTCACATTCGTAACCAGTACTTCCGAGGACTATACTTTCGGAGTTACTTACGGAGCTGGAAGTGGCATGCCTACCGGAATTTGGGTAATCAATCAGAATGCTTATGAAACAACAGAAACAAGGATTAGCGCTTGCGTACAAACTTTTGCATGCTATAATACGTCAAGTCCTAACTATTTTGGAGCTACATTAATCGAAAAGCCGACAGCTGTAGAGAGTAGTAGCGTTACTTTCAAAGAAACAGGACAGAGATGTACCAATGTATTCCAAGCAACTGAAGAATCTGGCGGTTCTGGAAAAGTCGTTTTCACCGGATTGCCGAATGGACAAGGCAGAGTTGGGGTTTCATTGAAAAATGTTTCGTGCTCCGCGGGTACTACGGTGGCTAAGCCGACCGATGGCTACAATGTTATTGGTATGACTTTTGAAAACAACTCGATTATTACGTGCTTCGACACAGCGACTAACAAAGTGTATCATTTGAGAATGGTCAGTGGGCCAGCATCGGTAGTGATTTGCGAAGACTGCAATGCGGCTAATCTTACTGGAATTGGAATAGTTCCGGTTTATTAATAAGGAGGCATAAACAATGGCAAAACATTTAATGGAGGTCGGAATTGATGGTGGATGCCTGTGGGTATTCGCTTGGTCTGAAATTAAGATATTTGGGAAAACGCTCAAGTATCATCGCCGTAAAATCCAGATTACAGAGCAGATGTGGCTTCTTTTTAAGGAGTATATCGACCTGTAATTCGTGATATTTACAATGGCTATAATGAGACCATGGAAAGGAGGTCTGTGAAATGGAGATTAAAAAACTAAAAATCTTCAGCAAGAAACAGGATTTGGAGGTGAAAGAATTCCGTGAAGCAAGAAGCGAAGCACTTGAAGATCTGAGATATCATTCGATTGATAGCGATGAATTCAAGCAGGGCGTTGAAAACCTAGAGAAACTCAATAAGGTGGTTATTGATATCGAGGAATCGAAGAAGAAACAGCCTAAGGAGATTCCCTGGGAATTCATCGCAGCCTGCGTTGGAGGAGCCGTTCAGATTGGATGCACATTTTTGATTGTGTTCGCTGAAAGCGACGGTGTTGTTAACTCCAAAGCAATGCAGTTCTTGAAGATGAGAAAGTAAATAAACCTCGTTTTGTCGCAAAAAGAAATGGTTTAGCGAAAGGGTTCGTGATATTTACACGGGCTCTTTTGTTTTGCCGTTTATCGCTATTTTTACAACGCCTATAATGAAGCGGAAACGCTATCAAATATTTTTGGAGGTTTTAACATGAGAGTATATTTTGTTGACGGAGAACTGGTTAGAGAATTTGACTCTAAAGGAGAACGGATAAAGTATAACGCCAAAGAAGCATTCAGAAAAACAGGAGAGTGGGCTAAGGAACATAAAAAAGAAGTTGCGGCTATCACGACAGCTGTTGCAATTGCTGGGGTTAAGATTGTCGGTACAAAAATGTATCGGAAGCTTAATCCGACAAATGCACAGATTGAACGAGATAGAATTGACCATACTTATTATGATCCGTCTAGCGGACTGCACTGGGATCTGAAACGGCGTTTAACTAATCTTGAGCGTAGTAGAGTCGATGAAGCCAGACGAAACGGAACACCAGTATACGACATCTTAAAAGCTATGAAGGTTTTGAAGAAATAAACCGCTTACGACTGAGGCATCGTGATATTTACACGGTGTCTTGGTTTTTCGCGTTTTTTACAACTTCTATAATGAGAGGAATTGAAGTGGGAGTACCCACAGAATAGGATTAACCGTAGACCGCCCGTTTCGGCGGGAGACACCAGTTGGAAGCTGGTAAAACAATCCCTCTTATTTTTGCCCTCGCGGGATCGACAAGGTGTATAATGAAGAGGAAACTCTATTAACTATACTTTGGAGGTTTTATTATGAGAGGTTTTAGAGACGTAGAGAGACACTTTGGCATCGTAGAAAGAGACGAACAGAAAAGAGAGGATAAAAACATTATCCCAAGATTTATTGGTGAAGATTCTGAAGCTGATAGACGCAGAAGAGAAGCACCGCGAGAAATCGGAGAAGATTATTTCGCGTTGCCGGAAGCTCCTGCTGAAATTGGTTATAGACATTAACATTGAATGAAGATTGGAGGAGGTTTAATCCCCCTCTTTTCTTTTTGGCCTCGCGGAATATACAAGTTCTATAATGGAGAGGAAGAACCTAAACAGATTGAGATAGTTTCTTGATGTGGGCGACGACCAACCGGATCCTCTTAGAAAGTACGGAGAGCACAAATTTATCTGTACACACTAGAAATGATGGAGGTACCCGGTAGTGCAAAGGACAAGCGGTATCAAGAACCTTTCCTATTATTTTTCGCGCATTTTGCAATCACTATAATGAAAGGAGTTGGTCAAAAATGACTACATTTGATAAAATCGAAGTAAAAATAGTACAGTTTGTAACTCTCAGCACATATATTTTGCTGAGTAGGAAATGGTTTGCTTGGCTGCTGAAATTGCCGGTATTTGTGCTACTTGTATGTGCATGGGTTATTACCCGCCCGTACGAATGGCCATATGCTTGGGCAACAACACGACATGCCACAGAAGCGGATGCATTTTACGAAAGGGCAATTTGGTTGCAAGAGAAAGCATGTACTGAAAAGTTTGAAGATCTTATCATGATTTTTTACTAATAACATGTAAAGACTGAGGCATCGTGATTTTTACACGGTGTCTTGGTTTTTATAAGCCTCTCGGGATCGACAAGGTGTATAATGAAGAGGAAACTCTATTAACTATACTTTGGAGGTTTTATTATGAGAAAGGTTATTTATGGTGTAGTGTGTGCTATCGCAGCTATCTGCGCTGTATTAGGTGGAAACAAGATGGACACAAACGAACGTAACTTGAATACATACTCTCGACAGAAGAATGCTGTCGAGTTGCATGAGGTTCAGGAATATCATTTCGTTTGCTCTAATCTGACAAACCTGTACGACGAGAACGGCTTTGAGAACACGATCATGATTGACTGGACGCATGACGTAGCCGGTTAAGGTTGGGTTTTATTAACAGGAGCAATAGGCTTTGCGGACAAAAATCTACAGGGCCTATTCGCTTTTCTCGTGATATTTACAAATGCTATAATGAGGAGGTGAAAACTATGGCGAAATTGACAGACGTTAAAGCGGTTATTGGAATTTTAGTCGGAATTACATCTTTGGCAACTGGCACGATCCAAGTGATTAAGAATGCTAGAGACCTAAAGAAGAGTGTGGATGAAGACAAAGACAAAGAAGACGATACGATCGTTTTGACTGATGAAGATGTTACCGTTATAGAGTAACGACCTGCGACTGAGGCATCGTGATATTTACACGGTGTCTTGGTTTTCGCGCATTTTACAACTCCTATAACGAAGAGGAATTGGTAGCATAACTAGTTCAATGCGCTCAGTATATGAGAGAAAGCCGACTAAAACTCGGTGCAATCCCTCTTATTTTTGCCCTCTCGGGATCGACAAGGTGTATAATGAAGAGGAAACTCTATTAACAAAACTTATTTGGAGGTATTATTATGAGAAAGTTTGTATTAGGAACATTTTATGGAATGATTTTGATGGGTATTATCATCGCAACATTCAAGATTGGAATGTCGGTTTTGGGAACTTTCCCTCGTAGACACTACTTCCCGAACGTTAAAAATAACGCGGTCGGGATAGAAGCTTGGTACGATGGGAATATTACATACCGAACTCTGATCCCGAATGAAGATGGGTATCTGGTCGATCATTACGCAGAAGTTTTTATTGACAAGCCGGACACATACTATTTACAGAGACAACGTGAACAGAGTGAAAACTAAGAAGCGTGTAGGCTTTGCATACAAAAATCTGCAAGGCCTATTTGCTTTTTCTCGTGATATTTACAATTCCTATAATGAAGCCATTGGCTATATAAACAAGGAGGTCATTTGACATGAAAACAATCATATGCATTTTGGTAATTATTCTACTGATTGCGTTAATTCGTACAGTTAGAAAATTTAGAAAAAAGCTTTGAAAGGAGGATTTGAGAAATGAATTATTTGCTAGTTATAGCGTTGGCGTGTATTGTGTTATACATGTTCACAAATAAGAATAACTAACATGTAAAGACTGAGGCATCGTGATTTTTACACGGTGTCTTGGTTTTTATAAGCCTCTCGGGATCGACAAGGTGTATAATGAAGAGGAAACTCTATTAACTATACTTTGGAGGTTTTATTATGAGAAAGGTTATTATCATTGCAACATTAGTGATTATGGCATTGGGCTCTGTGGGTTGTTCTGCGGTAACAAACGTAGAAGAATTGCACACGAGTGACGGTGTATCGTATCGTTATGAACGCGATTCTGATGGTAACATTATTCATCAATATCGAATTGAAGAAATTAAAGAGAAATGACTCAAAACTAGAGACTAAGCTCGACAAGAGCAAGGTCTCTTCTTTTTCGCGAAAATTACAACTCCTTTAACGAAGAGGAAACTCTATCTATATCATTTGGAGGTTTTATTATGTTTGAAAACACTTATGCAAGAGGGATTGTACATCCCAATAAACACTTCATGGAGAAGCTCTGCAGTATTGCGGAAACTTCGAAGAAACTGATGGATTTGACAGATTCAATGAATCTGGCACCGTCGGACATCGATGGCACGAAAGACTTTATTGCTGAGCAGATCATGAAACTTATTGAGGATACATCTGGAGCAGAAACGATTTTCGACGAGATCAACACTATTGTGATTGATTGAGATTGACTCTAGCGGAGGCTTTGTAGACAAATGTTTACAAGGTCTCTTGCTTTTTTATATTTTTTGGAGGTATGCAAATGTCTGAATGGAAATCGCAGTTAAAAGAGCTAATAGAGAGACGTCAGCGACAAATTCTAGTCCATAGCATAATTTATTACAAGTACGATCAAAACATTATAAGTGACTATACTTGGAGCAAATGGGCAAAAGAACTATACGAGATGCAAAAAGCAAACCCTGAGATAGCTAAGGATACCGTGCTTTATGACATCTTCAAAGATTTCGATTACTCAACCGGATCTAATCTTCCTCTAGACGATCCATGGGGGAATGATGTGGCATCGTATTTAATGAAATGCCAAGGACTCGTGTAAAATACAATTGCTATAATGGACAGATATCTGAATAAATTTAGGAGGTATATAACAATGAAAGTCGGTTTAATTATGATCAGGAACGCTAAATGGAAGGACCTGAAAGACATTAAAAAGACAATATCTAAACTGAAGTTACTAGACTTGGTAGCAACAGAAATCGATGGCGTTTTTACAATAATGTTTTTCGTATCCGCAGTTCGAGGCGATTTCAATCTGATCTCTGGATCACTTGAATTGAGTTATGACACAAAATCGATATTCGATATCTAACAGAATTGAAAGAGTTCGTAGCATTTTGCACGGGCTCTTTTGTTTTCGCATTTAGGAAGTGTTTGGGCATGAGAAACGCTTTAATATTTATAGGGATCTTACTTTTAATCTCCACTATATGGACTGCAATTTTAGGTTTTCCAAAAGTGTCGGGGTTCCTAGGGATATGCTGGTCAACGGTCATGTTGGCTTATGTAATCGCGGGTGCTTTTGACTGAAACTCGCGAAAATTACAACGCCTATAATGAAGAGGAAAGGATAGCTCAATGGTAGAGCATCAGACTTCGGTCTGAAGACACTGGTTCAAATCCAGTACCGCTCCTCTTCTTTTTTTATCATTATATTAATCATGGAGGTATTTAGACATGAAAGCATTCGAATTTATTAAACCGGTGACTAAGTTCGCCAAGAGCCATTCAAACGTGATTCTGACTGTGGCTGGCAGCGCAGGTATTGTTGCTACTACTCTCAGTGCCATAAAGGACACAAAGAAGCATGAGCTGAACATCGCAGATGCTGAGTATGAATGGTCCAAGAGAGACACGGACGAGCCTCTGCCGAAGAAAGAAAGATTCGTAGTAGCTCTGAAGTCTTACTGGCCGACGATCATTCTTGGAGCGGCAACAGTTACATGCTTTGTGGCAAACGGCGTGATATCCGAAAAGAAGATCGCCGGATTAGGGGCCGCGTATAATGTTGCAGTCACCAGCTTCAATGAATACAAGAAGTCAGTAGGCAAGAGACTCAAAGAGACTGATATTTCAGAAATGAAGAAAGAAGAGTCTCAAACCGAAGCCGCTGCACAGACTAGCGATCCCGTGGAAAAAGAGCAGAAGATCATCCGAACGGGAAAGGGTGAAACATTGTTCAAAGAACCGATCTCTGGACAGATGTTTTACTCTAGTCCGGAAGAGGTAAGAGATGTTATCAACACACTAAATGCTGATATTTCTCAGGGAGCATCACAGACACTTAATGACTTGCTTGACGGGCTTGGCATCCAGACGTCGTCTCTCGGTGATGATTTCATGTGGGACGTAATGGAGACTGGCAACATCGCTATTACGTTCGATTCTGGCGTGTATATGGGACGCGAGCCTTATATTCTGTTGGATCACAGAAACATGCCGATGTATATGGCGCCAGCTTTTCGCTAAAAATACAACTCTTATAATGAGGAGGTGATACTATGGTCACGCTTTTTAGAACGTATGACACGTTCAATATAGAGAATGATGAAAAACGTAACGAGTTTTTAAAAAAATGTTTACGTGCTGCTTTGAAAAGTGGTCTATCCTGCGGTTACGTTATGGATGGCACGAAAACAAGGTTACATATGAACGGAACAAAGAAACAGTTTATTAAGTATTATCTAAACACTATATCTTATAACGAATCATTCACTAATGCTGTTCGAAGATTGATTAATTGTATCTCTTGGAAATGATCTAATGGGGATCTGTGATATTTTCACAGGTCTCTATTATTTATCGCTATTTTTACAATTCCTATAATGAAGATGAAGAGTCTTACTATATATTTTTGGAGGTTTAATTATGAAAGAGGCTGAGAAAAAATCAAGCGCAAGAACCAAGAGTGGTAATCAATTATTGTCGGGAGATGTCAACATTGTAGAACCCAAAACTAAAGAGCCTGGATTTTTATCCCAGTATGACGCTCTTATTGCGATGGGGTTTACTGACGAGATGCTTATACGGGATATACAACGTCTTAAAAGTTCTGGCTGGATTGTCGGCAAAGAATAACACCAATAAAAAGAAAGACTTAGACGACTAAAGACTTTGAGGTCTTGTGAGATTTATATTCTTGCAAGGCCTCTGAGTTTTTGAAGGAGGTGACTATATGAAGATCGTCGCATACACATTTATGGCCGTTGTGCTTGTTACTTTATTTGCTATCCTTTTAATAGTAGCGCGTGGGTTGATAAAGATAGCTTGCTTTATAGTATTAATATTATTAGCAGCTGTCGTATTACACGAGATTAATAAATAGAAAGGAGGAAAACAAATGAGTCGTGGTGAAGACTATACGCATATGACCGAAATGATCCATAGTATAAATCAGGACGTTGATATTCTAAGATTAAAAATGATAACCATGAGCAACTACATGGGCGTTAATGTTCATCGAGATGAAGTCAAAGAACTTTCGCGCTCATTGGCAACAGTATCTCAGATTTGCAGAAGTGTTTACATCGATCCGATAAAACTCGAAACGGAAGATAGGGAGGACTTTTTAAATGGCAACGGTGAATAAGGATAATTTTCAGAAGAAGACGACCGCAAAGAAAGAGAGAACAAAACTTTCTTCAGTGGTCACAACAGGAAAGGTGGAGGCAAAGAAGCCATCCATCAAGTCTAAGCTGGCGGACGTATTTCTGTCTGAGGAGAGAGGAAATGTAGGTCAATATTTGATATTTGACGTGCTGATCCCAGCTATTAAAGATACGGTATGCAATCTTGGCCACGCGGCATTAGACAGATCGTTTTATGGCGAAAGTAGAAGATACACGAATCAGTCGCAGAGTGGATCTACTTATAACTATTACTCGTGCTATAGGCCTAATCACACATACTCTCAGCAGAATCAGCCTAGCGATCGTTATGCGCATATCAATCATGAGGGCGTATTCAGATTTGATAGCATTGAATTCGGAATGCGGGCTGAAGCTCAGGAAGTACTTGACTGTTTGATCATGCGTATTGTGGACAGCGATTACGCTACAGTGGCTGACTTGTACGATTTGATCGGAAGAACCGCAGACTTCACAATGGAGCGCTGGGGATGGTACAATCTTGATACTGCATATGTAACAAACGTACGAGGAGGGTTTGTGATTCGTCTACCTAAGCCGCAGCCGATTAAGTAAAATATATTTTGGAGGTATACTAATATGAAGATCGAAAGAACAAAGATTCAGGTACTTGACCAAATGATGGCCCAGATTGATTCACTCGGTTGCACCGCATCGAAATTGGTGAGCTAGCTTTCCGTGACTGGCGTAGATGTCGATTTAGACGACGCGTACGTTTGGATGCTTAAAGTTGCAGAACTGAGACGCGCAATGAAAGCTGTCAGAGGTGCATTTTACGCAAACAACATCCGTGGACTGATCGATACGGTGAATACAAAGGAGGACGACCATCGTGACATGGTATACAACAAAATCTAATCCCAAATATGCTTTGCTGTTCATTCGCTAAAAATACAATTCCTATAATGGAGACCTAGAGTCTTACATTATTTTTGGAGGTTTTGATTATGGAGATCAAAAACACTGTGAAAAACAAGCTGTCGGAGGCAAGAGACAAGGCTGTAGCATTTGCTTCGGTTGCTGCGCCGTATATTGCTATTGGGGTCGCTAGTGGCACTATAGTATATATTACGGCGAGAGCTAGCCATGATGCAGGATACTGCCAAGGATTTCTTGAGGGAAATAAGCTTGGTAAACGTGCAGTGATTGAGACCATCAGCGATCTCGCAAAAAACGTAGAAACTAAGTAATAAAAGGAGGAGGCTTTGTAGACAAATGTTTACAAGGTCTCTTGCTTTTTATATTTTTGGAGGTATCATTATGAAAGATGTAAATCAATATCGAAATGAACTAGTCGGCAAGATCACTGCTGAGGTCATGCAAAAAATGCCAGAACTGATTTGTAAAAACATGGATCGATACGAGATCACATACGACGACAAAATCGCGGAGGCTATGATCGAGATGTATACTGCGGGATTAAACGATGGCTTGTCACGCGCAACACAGGTAATGCAAAGCGCGATGATGTACAAAGCAACTAAAAAATTATTGGAGGGAAACAATGATGAATGATATTCGAGAACTAACAGACCCTATTGCTAAGAAAAATGGCAAGGAGGTTATTTCTGTAGTGGCCATCGAGGAATGCTCTGAGCTGCAAAAAGAGATCACTAAAATGATGCGTGAACGAGGAAACAAAATGAATCTGCTGGAAGAAATGGCGGACGTTTATATTTGCCTAGCGGAGCTCAGACAGTGCTACGGCATTACCGATCACGATCTGAACGCAATGATCATTAGAAAAATCACAAGAACATATGCTCGCAAGAGTATTTTGTCTGGTCCAAAGGAGTAAGACTATGAAAATGTATGATGAACGCTTAGTTGACATCGAAGCGATCGGAAAGCTTATCAAAGAAAGACGCATAGCATGGGGCATCACCCAGACAGACTTAGCGTTTGAAGCCAATATTTCGCAACCAACACTTTCGGAAATAGAGCGTGGACAGATGCCGAACATATCATTTGAAGCTTTATTGCGAGTTGCGTTTGCTTTGAATTTTGACATTTCTGATATTTGTATTATTAAATTTCAACCGAACAAATGGTGGAGGGATAGAACATGAAAATCGAAAACCAATCTTTTTTAATCCTGAATGATATTTCACAGAATGCATCCAAAGAACTTAGACTTATCGAGAGAGCCGGACGGATCTGTTACGGTAGCCCGATGAGCTCTTCTTTGGACGAGACTAAACGTTTTGTAAAGGGACTGATCGACAGAGGTCATGAGTCTGTTTTGGAGCATTCGCTGCTTGTCGTTAAACTGAACACGAATCGGGCTATCGCTAACGAGCTTGTTCGACATCGTCATGCTGGATATTCTCAGGAATCTACTCGTTATGCAAATTTTACAAAGGAACGTTTTGGAGCTGAGATTACTGTGATCGATAATCCTTATCTCGACTCTGTAGCGCATAGCGAATGGATCAGAGCAATGGAAACATGCGAAGAGACTTACCATCGAATGATCATGGAAGACGGCTACAAGGCTCAGGATGCTCGTGGTGTGCTCCCGCTCGACCTAAAGACTACGCTCGTCATGTCTGCGAACTATCGTGAATGGAGACATATATTTAAACTTCGCACAGACAAAACGGCCCATCCGCAAATGAGAGATCTAATGATTCCTCTGTTGTTCGAGCTTAAGGGACGCATTCCTGTGATATTTGATGACCTGGGGGTGGAACTGTGAAATACGAGATAATGTTGGCAATTTTCTTTGCCGTGATCGCGTTTATCGTTGTAAATACTTTATTGTCGTGAGGTGACGATTGGGCATATCCAAATTATTTCGCAGCACTGTTGCGTTTAATAAAGAATGCTTGGAGGACTGCGAAAGATACATGCGAGGTGAGGAACGTTGAAGACAGTAATCTGTGATATTTGCAGAAAACGAGAAGCGGAGCGTTGCTTCAAAATCAAATATAAATTAATGTTCTGGCATCGTATCGATATTTGTAAAACATGCTACGAGGCGTTTATTGACCTGAGGAAAGGAGCAAACAAATGAATGCTTTTACAAAGAAAAACGCAATGGTTATTACCCCGGACGAGTATGTAAGGGCGACTAACGATATTTACAAAACTGCTCTTGTGGACGGGGTGCGGCAGGGTATAGCTGCTTGTTTACTCTGCTTGAATATGCACTACGACTGGAAAGAGAAGCGTCTTTCTAGGTTTGCTGGTGGAGTGCAAGATATTCTCAAACTACCTAGCGTACTTGGTAAAGACGTTGACGGGAATACTGTTGCCGAATATTTGAGAAATGAGTTCGGCATTGATATCGATGAACTTGAAATGGAGGTAAAACTATGACTAAACTTATCGTTGTATCTGTGGCTTTTCTTATTGCCCTGATCCTGATTTCTTTAAACTACGTTGCGCATGTGAGACCTGATGTTAACGGAGATTTCCGGGATAAAGACGTACAAGTTTTTACTAAAATGATCATCGGTAATGTATGCTTGGCTGGTTTCATTACAGGCTTGATTGTGTCGGATATTATGATTGGATAGGAGGAAACTGTATGGATTGCAAAATGTGCGATATTTGTGGGACCATTTTTAATCGAGAACGAAGTATTGTATTCTTTGACGGTTTGAACTCAGTGGGTAGCTATGATATTTGCAATTGGTGTGCTTCAAAACTGATTAACTACCTGTGTAAAGAATCGCATGTGAAAGGAGAGGAGAAAACGACAAATAGACTCATCGAAATGCGCGAAAAAATGGAGGTAAATAAAGATGAAACGTGAATTTATTGAGGATAAAGAATATTCTCATAAGGTTGACGAGCTTCGCTTGAATCGGGTGAAGACGTCATTTTACAAATATGGGCCGGCCAAAATCAATTTCGGCGATCGCCTGGTCAATGCACTTGAATCTCACGACTTGTGCATTGAGAAATACAAGAAAAATAAGAACACAGAATACCTGTTGGACGCCATGAACTATCTGATGTTCGAGTACATGTATCCGCAAGAGGACGGAGCTTTTTTCAAGGCAACAGACAGCGGAGAATCTGCTGGTATCTCTGGAATGTCTTATAACGAAATGAAGGAGAAATACTGATGGCGTATGATAAAAAATGCTGGACTTATATTGTTCTAAAGCGTAGGCCAATCGATGATCTTAAGAGAATCAGCTATACTTGCGAGCAATATGAAGTCGAAACCAGCTGTGATTTTACGGAAATGTTTATCTCCTATTCTAAGATAGACAGAGCCGAGTATGTGTATTTTGGCATCTATGCTTCGGAACAGCAGTTTTGGGATTTCTATGATATTCTTAAAATTTTTGGTTACAAAATCGTTGGCTGGTACGATGTGTGGACAAACGTGCGAAAAAGAAGAGGAGGATCTTCTTATGAAAACTGAGGATTATTATCTGAAACGCCTGATCGCCATTCATGACAAGTACGAAGTTGACATAGAACTAAACCACGTCTATAGCGATGAACTGCTTGTTGATATTCTTCGTGACATGGGATGGGATAAGCTGGCCGACGAATACGAAAGCACGTATAAATGGTATGCGTAAATCGCGAAAAATACAGTGCCTATAATGGAGACCTAGAGTCTACTAAATTATATTTGGAGGAAACTACTATGAACGAACAGGAAAAGGTTGTAGAAACTACTGCTGACGAGGTAAAGGAGGAAACTACTATGGGAAAGAAGAAGTTCAGTTTTAAGAAGATTGGCATCATTGTTGGTGCGGTTGTGGCTACTGCTGCAGCTGTCATTGGCGGCGTTGCTGTTGGGAAGAAACTGAACGGAAGCGATTCCGATGATGATTTCTTCTTGGCTGAGCCGGAAGATGACTACATCGATACTGAAGCATCTGTAGAGACCAAAACAACAGAAGACTAAAGGACTAAAGGCGGAGGCTTTGTAGACAAATGTTTACAAGGTCTCTTGCTTTTTATATTTTTGGAGGTATAGTAATGGTTACTTTCGTGCGTATTAAATTACGATGCCTTAAAGCAAACTGCCATATACAAAAGCTATGGACATACCGAGTCTGCACGTATTTACAGCTTGAAGGATTTCAGTAAATTATGCAGTTGCATTGATTCTATTCTCTCAGGAAAGATGGCCGAAAAATTAAAAAGCAAATGTTGCGAAGGAGATGTTTTATCATGAACGAAACAACTAACAAATACGACAATCCAATTCTGATCTGTATTGGGAGTCATAAGGACTTCCATGACGACGGTGAACTGTTTTGCGGAGGATGCGGATATCAGTATTCTCCAGATGAAGCAGAAGCTATGTTTAAGGACGTAAAAATAAAGGTGGCGGATACATGTGGAATGGAGGTGCACACCAAGCCATTGCGCTGCATTCGGTGCTGTCGCCTATATGAATCTGTATATTTTAGCGAGCTGGGCGAAGTTTCTAGAATAATTCCGCTTAGCCTGTTTAAAAACCGATATGTAACTAAGTATGGGGAGCTGATCTTGCTCAAGAAATTCGAAGCGCCACTGTTTATCCCAAGCTGGGATGTCAATAAGCAGCGCCGAATGTCATACGCTGATGCGATCGCATATATGCTGTATTCCTTAGGCTGCAAAGCTAATAATATGTCACTTCGCGTCGGACAAAATTACTGGGAATTATACTTTCTTGGTTCCTGGATCTCATCAGGTCTTCACGAAGATATTTGCAATATTTCGGAGGAATCTTTACGTTGCCATCTTGGCGAATTCGATAAGATTCTGGCAAGTATGCACGATATGGAAAACGATCACTTCTTTTCAATAGGAGGTAATGAAGATGATTGATAAGAGTAAGCTATGCATGTCTAAACGATACTATATGAACGGAGAAATCCTCTATTTACCGAACAGCGATTATGTATTACTACGGGTGTCTGGGAGGAAGCCTTTCCCTAGCATACTATACTTACATGATAATATTTGTATTGGCACATACGCCATTCTAAACGCAGAAACCGGACGTGTAGTATGCACTCGTGAAATCTATGACTATGATTTGAAAATACTGGATTACAAAGTAGAATGCGCTTTATCCGGAGACGTCACTGACATGTTACATTACGACGGAGGAGCTCGTTTAACTGAGTACATGGATAGAATCCGTTTGATAAACGAGCACGCGGCTTTTGTTAAAGAATTAATTGATAAGAGCGAAAACAACATTAAAACTTATATTTCTGAGGAGGAATAATGTATGGGTGGAATGTTAGAGTGGGCAAGAAGAGAAGTTAAGATTGCCTGTGAGAAAGAAAATCCAAATAGGAAAGGCGATGATTTTGATTATGGATGTGCATGTTGCGAGAGTGCTTTAAAAGCTTTCGAAAGTTTGTGCGAAGACGGTCATTCTGGTTTCAGCATTAAGATGACACAGGCTATATTGAATCGCCTTTTGGACGGACAACCTTTAACACCAATCGAAGACACCGTTGATGTGTGGGCTTTATGCACAGATTCTAAAGACGATTCAGACGTGTACCAGTGCAAACGAATGAGTTCATTATTTAAAAATGTATATTCTGATGGAACTGTTAATTACAACGACGTCGATCGTATACGTTGTGTTGACATTAATAATCCTAACAACACGTATTCTTCTGGCCTGGTTACGAAAATCTTTGACGAGATGTTTCCTATCGCAATGCCATACATGCCGGGAAAGTCGATCAAAGTTTATTGCGAGGATTTTTTAACAGATGAAAAGAACGGAGATTTTGATACTGTTGGTGTGTTCTATGCGTTGAAAACTGAGAACGGCGAGCAGAAGAAAATCGAAATCAACCGTTTCTTTAAAGAATCGAGAGATTGTAAAACAGGCTGGACCGAGATAACCAGAAGAGAATATTCTGAACGAAAGCATAATCGATAACATCGAAAACGATTTTAAAACTTATATTTCTGAGGAGGAATAATTTATGAATTTCAAAGCATTGTTTAAGGTAGTAGGAGAGATCATTAAGGATCATGCTCCGGAGATTTGTGCTGTTGCAGGCACTGGACTGATGATTGGCGGTGCTGTATTGGCCGCTAAGGGAACTCTCGCAATTGACGAGGTTCTGGACGAGCATAAGGAAAACATGGAAAAGATCAACAAAGGCATTGAGGATGACCTGGTAAGCAAGGATGGCGTTCATTATCGTGATCTGGCTACGCAGGATAAGGCTCTGACTTGGAAGAAGACTATTCTGGGCTTTACAAAGGCTTATGGTCCGGCTTTGGCTTGTGAAGTCGGTGGTGCTCTGTTGGTATTCAGTGGCTTTAAGTGCCTGAGAAAGAGAAACCTCGCTCTGGCTGGTGCTCTGACGTCTGTTACCGAGGCATTTAACAAGTATCGCTCTCGTGTTATTGCGGAAGAGGGTAAGCTGGCTGATATTTACTACAGAACCGGTAAGAAAGCAAACGAGAAAAAGACAGAATGCTATACATCTGAAAATGGTGATAAGGTTGTACCGGTGATGGACGATGACTGTGATCCTAACGAGTTTGGAGTGTATTCTTATTGCTTCGATGAGATGAACAGTCCTAAAAACTTCAGTAAGAAGCGATCTGATAACTTGTTCTTCGTTACCTGCCAGGAGAAATGGTGTAATGCACAGCTGGAAGAGTATGGATATTTGTTCCTGAACGAGGCTCTTCGTGCGCTTGGCATGCCTGAGGTCGAGATTGGACAGGATGTGGGTTGGATTTTCGACAAGAATAACGACTACAAGATTGACTTTGGTATTGCTGAGTTTATCAAGGAACATGCTGAGCACTTGGATGACGAAAACGATTCTGCATTCTGGCTTGAGATGAACTGTGACGGCTATATTCGTGACAAGATTTGGAAGGCGAGTCGTGAAGCGAGAAAGGCTGGTAAGAAGTAATGTTCGGATATATGATGCACACTTCTGATGATGTACTTGAAGATTTGATGACGCATAAAATCATGGAGGGTAGGGTTCCAGAGGCTGACCCTACTCGTGTACATTTGGAGATGAATATTGAACCCAATGTAAAGGGTGACGATATGGACCAGTTATACGATGAGCTAACAAAAGAGACGAGACCTGTCAATAACAAAAACAATGACATAGACATGGACTTACTGTGCGGATATTTGATAAAAGAGGCAAGTAAAGATGAAACCTGACTATTATATTTTGGAGGTATGATTGATATGTATAAGATCTATGAATTTTATAAAGAACCATGCGATGATAAATCGGAATGTTTAGTGGCTAATATAAAAACCGAAGAATTGGCCTATAAATGTATGCTTGGTTGCTTTACTGCACGCAATAATTCCGGTAAGGAGTATTACAGCTTTGCCGATGATGCGGTTCATGCTGATATTATCCGTGCAAAACTATGGTCTAATATAGACAGGTCTAAAACGGGGTTCGTTTTATTTACAGTATATGCATTTAATAAAACCGGCGAGACCACTCATGTATATCCGATGCGTGTCTTCACTGAATATCGTGATGCTTTAGACGAAGCTCTGAAATTTGGCTCATTTTGTAATGACTGGATATTCTTGGTTGATACCAGCATAGATAATGCACGTATAAACTACACAATTCATCATGCTGATCGGGTAAATGCTCAGTATAGCGTTCATAATGCAGACGATGGCCAGGGCATTTGGAATGAACTTAAAGTGCTATCGGCCGAAGACCGAAATATCATCAAAACGGAAGAAAACTGCTACTACTCTGACGGGGTGCTTTACTTGAAAGAAATTCGAGAGTATTATGATACTGGTGACATGGACAAAGAGGAGGAAGAATGATGAAACCTGACTATTATATTTACACTTGGCTGGCTAATGCGAGAAATCGATACGAAATAAGCAAGAGTATTGACGGATATTATAGTCGAAGAATTGCAGAGAGAATTGCTTTTATTCGATTCAATAATCTAAACGACCAGATTCGTTATTGTGTAGCATTGACAGACGAGGAAGCACTAGCTGAGATGCAGAGACAAAAACTGTATCCTCCGTCGGTAGTTCGCGAAGAAGATTTATATTACATTTACGGTACTGCCTACAGACTTGGCGGCAGGAAGCGCAATAAGAAAAACGGAGCATTCGACTTGGAGGCGAGTAAAGATGAAACCTGAGTATTATATTTATTCTTGGCAGGCTGGAGCATTCAGATCTGATGAACTCAGCAAGAGTCTTAAAGGATATTCTTGCCGAGACACAGCCGAAAGAATCGCGAAGTTTCGTTTCAATGAGATGCATGACCGAATTCGATACTGCGTTGCCCTTACTGATGACGAGGCGTTCGTTGAGATGACACGACAGAATATGCCGAATACGTATTATGGTACTGACGATGCTGAAAAGTGCCATAAATGTGAACGGTTTTTCTCTGCGAGACTCGATAAGTTTGAAAACCAGTTTTGCATAACTTGTTTATCAAATCGTTACGTCACTGACGGAATTGCATATCAGACAGATCATTGTACTATAAGTGAATGGAGGAATACGAGTGAAAAGAAAGGATGAAATGATATGCTAGGTTTTGAATTCATCGGAACTATGCGTGGCGATTGCTTTGGAACACGCGATATTACTACGTATATTACCATGGATCATCCTTATACGGTTAAAGAATTTGTCAACGATGTACTTCGCCAGTTTCCCAACCATTGGGGTTATATTCGGTTGTACAAACGAGGAGAAATCTGGGGAGATAATATCGTGAAATGCGAATACGAAAAAGGTCATCTAAAAACATCACTTCCAGAAAAATACATGGATCGTGAAGTGTATAAGGCTGAAGTGAAAAATGGTGTTCCGTCAATGGATATTACACTGACTCTACAGACTAAAGGTTATGAGAGTTGGAACGTGATAAGAGAAATGGAGGAATCCGAGTGAAAAAGATATTTAATCAGGTGAGCAGAGTCGGTTTATTTATCGCTGGTTCTTCACTTATTCTTGGTACGTTGTTTGGCAAGAATGTGGCTAAGAAGTTCGCTGGACTGGCTTCTGGCCTAGCTTTATTGGCTTGGGGGTGCTGATATGTGGACTAAACGAAGAATTTTGGTTGCTATCATCCTCTCTGCTATGGCGAGCGGTTATATTTCGTACTTGAGCTATAAGGGTGCGTTTGACTCTATTCGACTAGATAACGTTATTGGAAATGCTCTGGACGGTACAATGAAAGAAGTTGGAGGTACATTAAAATGAACATGACAGCTATTTATTCCTTTATTGGAGGTGTTGTGGTCGGTGGATTGGTGTCACTTTTCGTGGCTGATAAAATTCTGAGAGCCGATTATGACAAGAAATGCGAGGAAGAGCAGGCCGCAATCAAGCGGTATTACGAGACTAAGGCTGATATTTCTGCTAAAAAAGAGGAAGAAAAGCCGAAAAATGAGTCTCAAGAGGCTAAAACAGAGCCGTTTATGGATATTTTGACGGTTGAAAAGCCTGAAGAGCCAAAAATCTCTGGCAAAACACAGTATTCGAGCTACGCGACCAAGCCGATTGACACTGATAGTCAGGAATTTAAGGATCTGATGAAAGAAGTTGACGGATATTCTTCGGAATCTTATCGAGAAGCGCGGCTAAATGCTGAACTTGGGCCGTTTGTACTGCCGGAAAAGGACTTCAGAGCAGGAAATTATCCGGTTGACTATGGCGAAGAGAGCCTTACGTACTATGACGAAGAGAATGCACTGTATAATGCGGACGGAGAACAGCTTTATGACGGCTATGACTTGGTCGGACACTGCCTTGATGACTTCTGTGAGCCAGACGAAGAGGGAAAATTGCCCTCGGAAATGTTCATTCAGAATGATCGAGAGCGAATGATTTATATTTTGACCAGGGAGTGAGGCTGAATGGGTATTTTTAATTGTTGCGAATGCGGTAAATTAGTGAAAGATGGCGTAAGCGGCGCACAATTGAGCTTATGTCTTGGATCTATTAGGCTCGCTCACAAGAATTATTGCCATTATTGTGGTGCAAAAGTATTAAAACAGATGGTCAACGCCATGTACGGAGCGAATTTGCCGGTAACTGTGGAGGAGAAACGCGATGATTGAAACGAGTAACGGCAATGTTTACTGCGAAAGATGCCTAAAACGCCTAACAAAAGCAGAAGACTTGCTAAAACCTCGGTTTGTTCGTGACGAAAAAGGATTTACTATCGTGCTGTTTTGCGAAAAATGTAGAAAAATATTCGATGAAAGGAGCGAAAAAGAGAATAATGACATATTTGGGATGGTTAATAAGTGAAATTCATGGCGAAGAATACACATTTTTGTTGAAAAAGCTGTCAGAAATCGACTTTTATTGGTCTGATCGTATTCCAATTGACGAAAATAGGGCTAAAGATGGGCTTGCGTTGCGTGATGAGTATGATATTTTGGCCGTTTCGGAGGGTTGGGAGGACCGAAAATCGGGATATTCTGACGAAAATCGGGTTGAAAAACCGTGTTCTGTGCTCGAAATGATGATAGCAATGGCCCAAAGAATCGAAAATGACACCATGTCAGACGGCATTATGGACCGTTCTGTTGAGTGGTTTTGGGTCATGATTGGCAATTTAAACCTTGATTTTTTGACGGATAGGGCCATGTCTTATGACGGAATGTGCTATGCTGAGATGGTAATTTTGAGGTGGTTAGACCGTCAGTTTGGGCCTGATGGAAGGGGTTCTCCGTACCCGACAAGGCGTTTTGGAAAGCAATATGAAGACCTCAGAAACACCGATATTTACACCAGTTTTCAGTGGTATCTGAATGAAAATTGGGGTGATCTATCTGAGTGAAAATGGGCTAAAAAGTGTGACAAAAAGTGTGACAAAATTTGCAGTTTTTCGAAAACGTGATTTTTGTGATATTGCGAAAAGCATATTTTTACTCAAAAATGGGCTAAAAACGGCAAAAATAGCCAAAAAGTGTGACAAATGTGACAAAATAAAAACGGTTTGTCACACTTTTGTCACACCCAAAAAGTCCAAAAAAGCCCGAAATTGCGTGGTTTTTTTCTTTGTGTGACAAAGTGACACTTTTTTTGTTGTTTTTTTATATATAAAATTAATATATATGAGAAACGACATCACAAAATTTTGTCACACTTTTGGAAATATTCATGAAAGACCTAAAATACACGGAAAGGAGGGGTTGACAATAACAAATGAAGCAATATGTAAAACCGTGTATTTCTGAGACAAAAAACGGAACAATTGAGGTCCATCCAGAATTCCAAGCAAACGGTAAAGATTTCATGACAAAAGGCAACCGGTTTTATGCTGTGTTAGATCCGAAGACGAATTTCTGGATCACAGACGAATCAGAGGCGATAGATCTTGTTGATGAGCAATTATATTCTTTTGCAAGAGAAAAGTTCGTAGAGATGGACGACGGACGTCTGGTCAATGATATTGGCAAACCGGTTAAGATCCTGTCTATCAATAACTATCAAACCAAGAAACTGAAAGAGTGGAAGGAATTTCTAACCAAAGTAGCTCCCAATCACAACTATCATCCGCTCGATTCGGACATCACGCCAATCGACGCAGAAGTAAAACCGACACAGTTTAGATCAAAACGGCTATTATATTCCATAGCCAAAGGAACCACCAATGCTTACGAGAAGTTTATGTCAACCTGTTATAGCGCAGAGGAGAGACAAAAGATTGAGTGGGCAATCGGTTCAATATTTACAGGCGAGTCAAAGCATATTCAAAAGTTCATCGTATTATACGGAGCACCTGGTACTGGTAAGTCAACAGTGATGAATCTGATTCAGGATCTATTCGAGGGATACTGGACAGCTTTCGATGTTAATGCACTTGTGTCACGGAACAACCAATTTGCAACGGCAGCATTTAAGGACAATCCTCTTGTTGCAATTCACCACGATTGTGACATGAGCAAGATCCAGGACAACAGCGTCTTCAACTCGCTCGTATCGCATGAAACGATATACATTAACGAAAAAGGCAAACCCCAGTATCCGATGAGAATAAGTTCATTTATTTTCTTAGGGACAAACGAGATTGTTGATGTTCCTGATACCAAGCGAGGAATCGTTCGACGTATGATTGATGTCTATCCTACTGGCAGAACCTTGCCGAAAGAGGAGTATGATATCTGTGTAGAGAACATGAGATTCGAACTCGGGGCGATTGCATATCACTGCATTCAGGTATTCGAGTCCTTGGGTAAGAACTATTATAACTCATATAGCCCAACGCAGATGATCAATAAGTCGAACATTCTTCGTAATTTTATATTTGATAAGTATGACGAGTTTGTTCGAACAGATCCGATTAGTAGAGATATGGCTTACGACTGGTATCGAGATTATTTCGAGAAGTCTGGTCTTGGCTATGCTCCTAAACGAATTATATTTGGCGAGCAACTCAGAGAGTACTTTGAGTCGTATAAAGATCGTGCTAGGCTGGATGGTAAGTTGATTCGACACGTGTACAGTGGATTTAGACGAAGCTTGTTCGCTGATGATATTGTCGAGATCGATAGCGAAAACCCGATCAAGTTCAAAATCGAAGAAGAGCCGGAGCCTGATATTCCAGAATGGTTACAGTTCGAAGAGCCAAAGGACGGAAAGTGTAAGCTCGATGATATTTTGGCAGACTATCCAGCTCAGTATGCAAACGATAAAGGCACGCCGAAGATGGCTTGGGCTAAGGTTAAAACGAAACTGAAAGATTTGGATACGAGTAAGCTTCACTACACTAAAGTTCCGGAGAAGTTGATTTGCGTGGACTTCGATATCAAGGTAAATGAAAAGAAGTCCATCGAAGCCAATTTGGAGGCAGCGAGCAAATTCCCAGAGACATACGCAGAGGTCAGTCAATCTGGTTCTGCAATTCATTTGCATTACTGGTATGACGGTGATCCAACAGAACTTAGTCGAGTATATGATCTGGACGTGGAGGTAAAGGTATACACTGGTGATGCGAGTCTTAGAAGACGTTTGACCAAGTGCAATAATCGAGAGATTGCTCATATTTCCAGTGGACTCCCTTTGAAAGGAGATGGAAAGAAGAAAATGCTCGATTTTAAAGTTGTTGAGAATGAGAGAATGCTTCGATGCATGATCAAGAAGAATCTCAACAAGGAATACCATGGCTACACCAAGCCGTCTATGGATTATATTTTCAAACTGACGGAAGATGCTTACAATGCCGGAAAGAAATACGACATCACAGACATGCGACCAGCTATCATGGAGTTTGCAGTAAATAGCACAAACAATAGCCAGTACTGTTTGAAGCTGATGAACAAAATGCACTGGAAGAGTGATGAGCCGAGCAATTATATTTCTTCGCCAGATGAAGATAAGATCGTATTCTTCGACGTCGAGGTATTTCCGAATGTATTCATATGCTGTTGGAAGTATCAGGGGTCGTCTGAAGTCATACGAATGATAAATCCGAAGCCGATCGAGATTGAGGAGCTATGCAAGAAAAAGCTTGTTGGATTTAACAATCGGAAATACGATAATCATATTCTTTATGCATGGCTGCAAGGATACTCTAATGACCAGCTGTTCAGATTGTCCCAGCGAATAATTGCTAACTCTTTGAATTCTTCGTTCGCTGAGGCTTATAACTTGAGCTACGCTGATATTTACGATTTCAGTTCAAAGAAGCAGAGTCTGAAGAAATGGGAGATTGAGTTAGGAATCCATCATATGGAAAACTCGTATCCCTGGGATCAGCCATTGTCTAAGGAGCACTGGAACGAGGTGGCAGACTATTGCTGCAATGATGTGGATGCAACGGAGGCAACGTTCGAAGCATGCAAACAGGATTTCATCGCTCGAGAGGTTCTAGCCGATTTGAGTGGATTGAGCGTAAATCACTCTACAAGACAGCATTGTACAAAAATTATATTTGGCAATGATAAGAATCCAACACTTGTTTATACAGATCTCAGCAAGGAATTTCCTGGATATGAATTCAAGAATGGCAAAAGTTCATATTTGGGGGAGGATCCGTCTGAGGGCGGTTATGTATATGCCGAACCTGGCATATATTTCAGAGCTGGACTACTCGACGTGGAATCGCTACATCCGCATTCTATCATCGCTCTGAATCTGTTTGGCGAATATACGTGGAGATACAAAGATATTTTGGAAGCTCGTCTTGCTATCAAGCATCATGATATCGAGAAAGCTCGCGGAATGCTTGGCGGTGTACTAGCAAAGTATCTGGAAAGTGAAGAGCAGGCAGACAAACTGGCTAAGGCTCTGAAGATCATCATCAATTCCATCTACGGTTATACCTGTGCAACATTTGCAAATCCGTTTAAATCTCCAGAGAATGTAGACAACATTGTAGCTAAACGTGGCGCTTTGTTTATGATGACTTTGAAGAAGAAGCTTCAGGATATGGGCGTTCAGGTTATCCACGTCAAGACTGATTCGATTAAGATCCCGAATATTACTAAGGAGATTATCGATTTTGTTAATGACTTTGGTCACAAATACGGTTATAACTTCGATCATGAAGCTACATACGAGAAGATCTGTCTGGTAAACAAGTCGACTTATATCGCTCGTTATGATGGCGGAAAACATAACGGAGAGTGGACTGCAACTGGCAAACAGTTTCAGGTTCCATACGTGTTTAAGACGCTGTTTACGCATGAGAATGTCGTGTTTGACGATCTTTGTGAAACGTTCGAGACTAAAACAGCATTTTATCTTGACCGATCTGAGGGTCATCCTGAGGGTTATCACGATTATAAATTCGTCGGAAAGGTCGGTAGATTCTGTCCGGTTCGACCTGGAACTGGCGGTGGTTTCCTCATGCGAGATAAAGGAGAAACATACATCAAGCAGAAAGCCGCTTATGACAAGTGTGGTGGCGTGAACGAAAAGGGCAAGCCATTAAAGGTTCCAAGCAAGTATGCGCTTGCTACTGGTACTGATGGATATTTGTGGAGAGAAGCAGAACAGGTAAAGTCGATGCACCTGGAGAAAGACATTGATATTCGCTATTACGCAAAGTTAGCAGATGACGCAGTCATGGCTATATCACAATTCGGAGATTTCGATGCATTTGCAAATGCTGAAGCTCCATTCTAAGATTAAAGGAGATTATATTTATGAACGCACTGAGTAACATTTCAATCGAGAACGCACACATTATCTTCCGGAACTTCTCTGGCGAAGAGAGCAAGTTCAATAAGAAAGGCAGCAGAAACTTCGGTGTTGTGCTCGACGTTGATCTTGCTGCGATGATGAAGAAAGACGGCTGGAACATAAAAGAGCTGCCGCCAAGAGAAGACGGCGACATTCCGACATACTGGCTGCCGGTAAGCGTTGCATTCGGACATATTCCTCCAAAGATCATGCTGGTAACGTCAAATAACATGGCCCCGCTCGACGAAACAACAGTCAATCAGCTGGATTATGCTGAGATTGCCAATGTCGACATGATTGTCCGTCCGTATTGCTGGGAAGTAAACGGGAATTGCGGCGTTAAAGCATATCTCAAGACAATGTACGTTACAATTGTCGAAGACGAATTTGCAAGTAAGTATCAGAGAAATATGGGTAGCGAGGAAGTCCCGTTCTAATGGAATTATATTCTCATCAGGAGAAAGCCTTGAAAAAGATGCATAACGGATGCATCCTGGTTGGAGGAGTAGGTAGTGGAAAATCTATCACCTCGTTAGCGTACTATTTCAACAAAGTTTGCGGCGGTAAGGATAAACGAATGGATCCCAAGAAAAAACGGGATCTGTATATTATCACTACAGCTCGGAAAAGAGATAGTCACGAATGGGAAGGTGATATGGCACATTTTCTGCTATCCCCCGATCCGACTGCTTCTCCTCACGGCGTAAAGGTCGTGGTTGATTCTTGGAATAACATTGGTAAATATGAGAACGTTGAGAATGCGTTTTTTATATTTGATGAACAGAGAGTGGTTGGCTATGGGGCCTGGTCTAAATCTTTTATAAAAATTTCTAAGACCAACCAATGGATTTTGCTAAGTGCAACCCCAGGCGATACATGGTCCGACTATATTCCAGTGTTCATTGCTAATGGGTTCTACAAGAACAAAACACAGTTCACTCGTGAGCACATTATATTTGCGCGTTTTGCCAAATATCCAAAGATTGATCGCTATATTAACACA